TATAACTAAATGATCATCGATTTTTGGACCTGCTCCGCCAATAAACTTACCCTTGGAATTTAAATATCCGGCGCCGCCAATTTGCTTAGCTTTAGGAGGACCCCCCGCATTTTTTCCTTGTACTTGTACATTAACGTCCTTAGTATCTGGTTTAGTAAAAAGTTCACGGATATGATTAAAAGCGTCACTTATATGACTCGTAAAACCACCGGTATTTGATTTTATATCCTCTAATAGCCCGATTTGGGTGTCTTGTTTTGTTGTAATAGGCTCATACTTATCTTCTTTATAATACTTCTTTTTTATTTCCTCTAATGTTGACCCAAAAGTGTCATGAAGAGAATTTAAAGCCTTGTTTAAATCGCTATACATTTTAAAATCTATTCCCTGCGTCTTAGTGGCCCCTTCTTTTTGAAATTTAATATACTCTTTAACTCTAGCTTCAGCACCAGGAACATTTTGGTATTTTTTTATTTCTTCTGAAATATTCTTTACTTTGCCTGCATCAGCTATCAATTGATCTAGTATTGTCTTAACATTCGATAATTGACTACGTTCTGTTGGGCTAAACTTCCTAGATTGTGCCATAGTTTCTAAACCAGTGGCCATCTCTTTAAAGGGTTGTATTTCATCAGCTAATTTTTTATTAGCTTCACGTTGTTTTCGTTGATATTCGTAAGCCTGTTTCAGTGCGGGAATATCATGTAGTTGCATCAACAATTGTTGACGTTCCTTACCTTGTACATTTCCATACGCTAATTTATTTTTGATATCTACTTCTTTCATAGTAAACTGATCTGTAGTCATACCTGGAATATCAACTCCTACTCTACGAGCACGGCGCCTAAATTCTGGAAGCACTAGTTGTTGAGCAAATGGGCTACTTCCGCCTAATCTTTTAGACATAGCCTCATCAAAACTCTTTATTCCTGGTTGTTGATTTACTGCCTGACTAACTTTTAATCGATCAATACTATCATTTAATTTATACATAATTGCAGACACATCGGTAAATTTGGCTACAGTGTCTATTATTTGTTGATAAACAGTGTTAGTCTCTTCTAATTTGCTTTTAAATCTAGAAATGCTCTCCGCTTGAGTATCTATAGTAGCAGTAAGAGAAGCTATAACAGCCTCTTCATTCTTTATTCTAGAAAGGTATTCCTTTCTTTTACCCTCATCAGTAGTAGTAGTTAAAGCTCCCCTGTATAAACTAAGTTTATCTCTTTCTCTTGCCCTTTCTTTCACCGTCGTTGCTTGCTCAGCTACCGTTCTAGATAAATACTCCGATGTCTTATTAATATCGTCTTGAAGTTGTTTAGAATAAGTAAGCGCATCTTTAACACCGCTAGTAGCATCCTTATACATGCGTTGTTGTAACGGTAACTCCCTATCTAATTTAGCAGTAGGAGCGGCACCAACAAATCCTTTTAGCCCAGTTGCTTTACTAAATCTATATTTAGCTACAGTATCTTCTTGTATTTTACGTATACGTAACTCTCTAGCAAAAAGATCATCTTGATCACGTTTTGCTCTTATAGCTTCGTCCTTCGCAAGCTGTTGTTTCTTCAAGGACTCATCTTCCGACAATTTTTTAATCTGGTCCATATACAATTGTCTATTTTGTTTAATTGTTGCCTCTACCCTTTTCTTATATTCTTGTGGAGATGATGTTGCTGGTACCGTACGTGTAACTTCTTTTGCGCCCTTATTTATAGCAGTAACTTCTGTTTCTGTACCGCCAACTGTTCTATACAAAGCTCTCTTAAATACTTTAGGATACTTTTTTTCTAACTCCATTAAAGCCTTCATTTGTTTCTCAGCTTGTCGAGACCTATCTGCTATTTGAGTATCTAAATCATCTCTACCAGCTAGATAACCAGCACCTGTAGCTGCTCCGCCTGCTAAAATAGCAGCAAGTATTGGGTGCCCTCCACCAGCCTGTAATTTAGCCTTACTTCTAATCTTCTCATATCTTTTATTCAATTCTTCCTCAGACATATTATTAACTTTAGCTAGTTCAATGGCAGTTTTTTTGGCTATCTCTTCAGTATCAACGCCTGTCTTACTCTGGGCATACTCTTTAGCTTTTGAAGAAAATGTCCTAAATAATCCAGCTAATTTTACATCCGCCCCGCTAGTTGATTCTCCGGCCGCCTTCTTTTTTAAACGTTCTTGATATGTTTCCTCAATTTTTTTATCTAATTTATCTAATGATTGTGGTAATTTATTTCCAAGAGTTTTATATAGTTTAACAGCACCATACACACTTAAGGCAGTACCACCAACGCCTAATTGCGCAATAGAAGACATCCCTAGTTTTCTAGCCACTCCCATAGCAGTACCACTAGTTGCAGCACCTACCTGTATTGTCCTAGCTAACTCAAATGATTTTTTTTCTTCTTGTATAGCACGTTCTGTAGCAGCTAATCTTTTACCTATTTGAGCTTTTTTAGTCTCATTTAACGTTGCAGCACCGACTTTTAATTGATTCTCTAAGTTCTTTTTTTGCTCATTTAATACATCTAACGTTTTACTTGAAGCGCGCTTTTGAAAAGTAGAATATACTACTGTAGCAGCATGTAATTTCAATATATTCTTTGCGGTTTCACCTAAAGGTTTCTTAGATTCTTCTTGTATTTTTAAATACTTTTTATATTCAGATCTATCTTTAAGTGGAGTCTTATCATTTCGAACGAATATCTTATCAGGAGAAAGTGGAAGCGGTCTAAAAATAGACGAATACTTAGGATTTATCTTATAGTCAGGCTTTTTCGCGTTAATTTTATCCACTTCCTCCGAAAACGCCTTAAAAAAATTTTCAGGACTAATTCCCTTATACACACGTTGTACCATTTCTTCTGGTCCAATGTTTGGCCCAAAAAGATTATTATGAGTCATTAAAGTGGCTTTTGCTTTAGCAAGGTTACCGCCACTATATTTAATTAAATCTCTGGACAATTTATTAATGTTGGCTTCCGCCTTCTTGACACCTTCAATGTTACCACGTTGTAGCATCTTGTCACTGTATTTAGTAAGCTTCTGTATAGCCCCAGCTGTAAATTCAGCTTTAACTCGATTCTTTCCTAAAGCTACTCTGACCCCAGCACCTATCGGAACCGGCCCCCATTTACGAAGTCTGAGCCCTACACCTGCAAAAGAACCTTTAGCAACATTTTTATTATACTTTTCCATCATCCTATCCATAGCCTTCTCTGGATCAGTAAACTTACTAATAAGCTCTTCTATTCCACTTGACACTTTCTCCAGTACAGATACGGTAGCTGCTGTGTTCTGTGCTATGGTCTTAGTATCTATTTTTAAAGTACTAAAGCCTTTATCACTAGTAGCTGCTACTGTTTTAACATATTCTTTCTGTTGTTCTGGAGTTAACTGTGCTCCAAATCCTTTAGCTACATTTTCTATACTATTAATCGCTGCAAGAGCTTTATCAGCGCTATAAACATTTTCAGCAGCGGCTCTTTTTCTTATTTGATCCATTCTTATGCCAGACGCTGTTGCTCTAGCCTCAGGATTTTCTCTTAATAATCTTTGTAAAGGGCTAAGATCACTAAATTTCCTAACCCCTAAGTTTATAGAATCAAGCCCCTTAGTAACCCCCTGCATATAACCAGCAGTTTCTTTTTCTATTTTCTGCCTACTACTCTCCATAGCAATATTTTCTTGAAGCGTTCTTGTACCGGCCTCAAATGTTTTATTTAAATCTGCTAGAACTGCCATATATTGAACTATTACCTGTGTATTTTTTAATTCCGTATTAATTTTTGTTATCTCTTTATAAGTACTTTTAGCAGCAGCACTAGCTTCAGGCCCTAAACCTGATAATTGCCTTTTTTGTAGAGATTTAATTAGGTTACTACGTTGCGTAGACAAGTCTTTATATTCTGTCATGATCTTTGTAAAATAATTCTTGGAAGGAAGTTCACCATAAAATGGAGAAAGGCCTCCAGCTGCGTTAGGCCTATTTTCAAACCCCTTGGAAGTCTGAAGAAGTGTGCTAGTTGGTATGTCACTATAGAATCTTTCTCCTAAAGAAAACTCACGTTTAAATTGTTTTTCCGTGACTCCTCTAAGTCCTGCCGACGCTCCTGCAACAAATTCAGTTAGACCATCAATGCGCTCCTGTAAATCTGCTTGTACCTTATTTGTTGGGAAAATGGCTTCTGTCATCTTTTGTACATCCACATCATACAACCTAGACGTCATAGACTTGGTCTTAGTATTAAAATAGTCTATATACCATGCCATTGTTCCATCTACTCTTTTTTTAAGACTCAACCTTGCTTGTCCACCAGCAGCATTAAGACGCTGTTCACCGTAAGAGGTTAAAGTGACTAAATCACCAGTCCTCGCTAAAATCTTACCCTTATCTTTACCTTTTTCAACCGGCGTTCTAGCACCTATATTAGCAGATTCCAAATTTGCTACTGAAAGTGTCTTCCTAGCCTCTAAAAATCCTTTCATTTCAGGATGTAAAGCCTTCATTATTTCAGACCCCTGTACATCAACAGCACTAACTTTTCCTTTAAGTCCCTTTACCTGAAATTTTGGTTCCACTTTCACAGCTACTTCATAGGCCTTAGTGAACACATCTGAACTTAAATATTTCTCTATTTCTTTAGAACTTAGACCAGTAAAGTTTAATTTATTTTTAAGTACACTTTGAAGGCCTCTATAAGTTTCCTGATATACTTCTCTCCCCTTCTTAACCTTTTTCTTAAGGCGTTCTATATCAGCATCAAATGCAGTAGATAAAGGGTATTTACGTTTAGCTGCTAATAATTTATTTAATTTAGTAGTGGCAGCGTCTAATATCTTAGCCGGTGCTAATTTTATCCCTTTAGCAAGTTGTTTACCCACCAGAGGGACCTCACTGATCAAATCCTTCCATATCTTTTTAGTATTCTCAAAACCACCAGTTTCAGTCAGATCATGTACATATTTTTTAACCACATCTAAAGAAGTTTCTAATCCTCTGTTAGATTGTACCTTCTGAAGAACTTTTATATAATCTTCCAGGTTGCCAGTGGCTTTAATAACCGCATTACCTAATTTATCATAACCTATTACATAATTAGCGTTTTTATCTGCTAATTTATTAGTAATGTCCACGGTCTTTTTTTGTACCTAATCATAGTAGTCAAAGGTGATTTATAACTATCTAAAGACATTCTTGTTTTTTTAATATCTGGACGACGAGCTAAATTAGCTTCTGACACTAATTTATTTATATGCTTATACTCATTGCTAATACCTTTTAAAGAATCAAGTTCTTCACTATTAGTTCTATAAGACGCATAAACCGAATTCGCATAATCCTTTGCTGACATACTCATTTTTTTAAAATAGTGAGTTACTCCTTTAACAGCAGGGTACATTGCAACCATAGTAACTGCTAGAGGAGCAATTGCTTTTACTAAACCAGTGTTTTCAGCAGCAAAACTCTTTATAAATGCGCCGCCTAAACCACCTATTTTGTCACCAATAGCTTTTATAAAGGTACCTACTAAGGAAGTAGCCTGACCCATTAATTCTGCGCCTATGGTAAACGCACCCATTTCTACCTTAGCTACACCCTCCATAGCATCTTTTTCCATCATCTTAATGGTATCTTTGTAACCAAAACCTTTTCTTTTGGCAAACCCCTGTAAATCTTTCACCATACCAGACACACCAAAACCAGTAGAAATAAAGTCACCCGTCTTTTTTACACCCGAACCTACTTTACTAATCCCCGATCCAACACCCTTGACAGTACCACCTAAAAGTTTATTGTATGACTTAGCTACCTCATTAATAATAAAAGCAGTTTTACCCAAAGAACTATGAAAGTTTTTTAGAGTTAACCCTTTAGTTTTTTTGTTAATGTCTGTAATAACATCTCCAACAGTATGGAGGTTTTTTAAAATGGGGTCTGTTTTCTTATCACCAACCCCCAACGCTTCAAATAAACCAACTTTAACACTTTTTGAAATAGTATTATAGAACCCACTGAATGCAGCTTTACCTGATCTGAAATGGTCTACCAAAGTTTGAATAATCTTGTTACCCTTAGCTAAATATGCAATCATTGCAACAGCGGCACCGGCTACTAGCTTAAAACTTGATGGAATACTATTTATTATTTCAAGAAAACCCTTTATACCTTTAAGACCTATCTTAGCTACTGGTAAAAATATCTTACCGAATTGTATACTAGTTTCAGCAGCCGTCTGTTTTACCTGCTCTAACTGCTTCTGATAGGTTTTCATTACTTCTATATTACGTCGTTCCGCAGAACCCTTAGAATCAGTGCTATGTTCAATAGCACTTAATGCCTCATTCCAATTATCCATTAACACCAATAATGAGTTATACTGTCTAGTGCCACCAACAGCTTGTGCTATATTCATCTTTTGAGCCCTAGAAAGAGTATTCCATTTTTTAGATAGATCATCTAATACATTAAACCCTTTCCTAAGTTCTCCAGTACCAGTTACTACTGGAATTCCTATCTTTGCTAATTCTTTAGGAGCTTTGGCACTAGTTAGTCTTCTAAAAATAAATCTCATAGAAGTACCAATTTCTTTACCAGACTGTCTAGTAGTGGAGCCAATTGCTGCAATAATGCCATTCAACTGATCAAATGTGAAACCAGCATTTTTAGCAGCCGAAGCAGATTTTTTAATAGCATCCGCCATATCTCCAGCAGTAATAGCGTGCCTAGATTCTACTTCGCTCCATGAATCCAAAAACCTAACAGTGCTTTGTCCCTCCTTACCATATACTTTTGTAGCAGCAGTAAGGGCTTCTGTAGCATCTTTAGCATTAAGCGTAGTAACATTAGCTGCTAATGTAGCAGTTCTAGTTCTATCTAAAACATCCTCTAGTTTTAAACCTTGTTGTGCAAAAACACGCATACCACCCAATACTTCCTTCACTGGAACTCCATACCCCTTTGCCATTCCAATAGCTGCTTTTTCCATTTTACCAAAATCAGTAGTATTAGTATTCATGACCATTTTTATCTGAGCCATACCTGTCTCTACATCGCCCATCAATCTAACTGCATCGGTAAGTTTTCTAAAACCGCCATATACAATTGTAGAAGCAGCACCCCATCTAGCAGCCCTTCCAATAGCAGAACTCATCGTTCTATTATATCCCTGACCAAATTCTATAAGATCACGTTGTTTTTCAGAAAATACTCCATATTTCTGACCCAATTTATCTACAGCATCACCCTGCTTTTTGAAATCAACGGCTGTATTACTAATAACATTACCTAGATCATCTGTTATTTTTTTGAGGTAGGTATATCTTTCTCCTATTTTTGGACCACCCAACTCCTCCGGCTTTTCAAAGTACTTACGTAGCTTTTGAATATTTGTCTCATGCATAGCTGCTTGTATTTTAGGTGTTTCAAATTTAGGAACAGGCAATAAACCTATATCCCCCCACTCACCAGAAGTTTTTTTAGCTCTATCGGCAATGGCAGAATACTTATTTTCTATATTTGAAAGAAGTTTGATTGTCAATTCTAGATTTTTTCGTTGCGGTGCATTGTAATCTTCTGTTAGGTGCGCTTTAGAAAACAGCTGTAATGCCTCTCTCAATCTACTTATATTACCAATTATTTTACTAAAATCCCAAGCCTCAAGCACGTCTGGTCCAACACGCTTTAATTGCTCAGCGTCAGTAAGTAAATTTACCACATTTTTATCTAATTTACCCATGCTACGAAGAGCTTCTCTAGCCTTAACAACTGGTGGCGCCATTTTTTCGCCGCCTTTTAGATCACCAATAATTTTGTTAAAAGATCTCATAAGAACTGGATCATCACCTAGAGGTCCTGTGGAATTCTTTATTATTTCTTCTGGGCTTGCATACACCCCCGCACCCTGTGCAAGTCCTGGATATAAATAACGCCTATTTTGTGTGTAAATATCAGTAGGTTTACCTAAGTTCTGCTTAATATACCCCTGCATTTGACTCAAACGTTTTCTAAATGTGCTATAAGCAGCTTGTTCTTCACTAGGTTTACCTGCTTTTTTAAATTCTTCTGCTTCTTTTTGAGCTTTATCCATTTCTTTTAAATAAAAATCGCCCACAGCAATTTTATAAAGCTTCCATGCTTTAAAAACTTCTGGTCCCTCAATAGCCCCTACACTTTTAAGCTTATCAACCAAATCAGCAAATTCTGGACCAGTGGGTCCTGTCTTTGGTATTTCAGTTAACGCTTTAGCTATCTCAGGATGCATTCCTTTAAGTCCAAACTGGGACAACTCAATACCGCCCTGTTGTTGGTAAGCTTTGGAAATTCCGTGTAATTTCCTTAGATTCTCATACTGTACATCATAGCCTACACCGGGAGTGACGGATGGAGGAACCAGTCTTTCTATGCGATCAGCAACACGGCCTCCACGAAGAGCCTCATTTTGTTGCCTTAATATTTCAGCATAAGCTCTTGCCCGTTCGCTTTCCTTTCTAGGTGCACTACCCTTTCTGGAAGAAGCATTGGCTTCTTTAATAGCATCAATAAAATAGGCTTTTCCAGCATTTATTAAATAATCTTCCTCTGAACCACTAAGCTCTTCTGGCTTAGCCTTACGTATTTCATCTAATGAAGCTGTCTTAGCAAACTTACCACCTGACTTAATAATAGCCTCTCTTGCCTTCTTTATATTAGCAATGTCTCTTTTATAACGTTCTGGGTCAAATTTAAATTTAACTATAGTTGGTCCTTCTTCTGGTTTAAATCTATTATAAAAGTGAGCTTCAGCTTCCATATCAGTCCCTAAAGCTTTTAAATAAACATTCAACTGGGAAGCAACTTCTTCTAACTTACGTCTACTTTCGTAATCCTTAACCTTTGTTTTTATATCTTCATACCTAGCACTTCCTGTAGACTTAATGGCATTACCTATATCTTTTACTCTAGACTTAGAAACTGTTTTAACATCGATTACCTTTTTATATTTATCCCCTTCTTTAAGCACAGCATCAATATGACCAGTTATAGTTCCGATATCTTTATTCTGTACTTCTATAGCCTTTTCAAACTCTGCTTTATCACCATAAATGCTCTTCATGTATTTTTCTATTTTAGAATGTAAACCTGTACCAAGAATTGCTGAGGAATCTAGTATATTATTACTACCTTCTTTGACACCCATCATAGTTCTTGTGAGAGCTTTCTGTTGTAGCCTATTCATTCTCGCAATATTATCAAAATCAGCAGGCGTCCTAGTAGTCTCCGTACCTAAATATGGGCCACCTCCATGAAAAGCGCTAGCTCTAAATATCTTACCAAAATCAGAACCTTGTGCTTCGTTTATACCACCTGATGCTTTTGCTGCTAAACGTCTAAGTTTCTCAACATCATACCCTTTATCTACTAACCCAGATGGTGGTGTTACTTGCTGACCGCCGCCTCCAGTAAATAAGATGTTACCAACATTTTCCGCGACTCCTACTATAAATACAGGAACAGCTCCTCCACCAGAAGATAGAGCAAAACCCCCTGGCCCACCAGTTCCTCCTGCTCCTCCAGAACCGCCGCCTATTCTATCTATCGACTCTTTTAAATCTTGGCTAGACGAGCCAATACTAGTTTTTCCAGTACCAAATTTTAGCTCAGCATTTGCTGCCTCTCGCATCCTTCTAAGGCTATCTAAACTTCTGGCTGCTTCCAATGATGGCCTTCCAGTAGCAGCGGCTGATTTTCTATAATCAAAACTTGGTACCATAGCTACCAAATCTTTACCAGAAGCTGCCTTTTGAAAGAAAGCGTTTATAGCTTTATCTAATTTATATAATGCTACTGCTTTTCTAGATAGTTTTTCAGAAAAATCCTTTATTTGATTCTCGTCTAATTCCGGAATTTGTTTTCTAAGAATAGGCGCAAATTTAGAAACTGCAGTTCGTTCTACATCCCTACGCTCCGTTATACCCAATTTAGGCATCCCAGCCAAATCAGATAAACTAGATACTTGCTTTTCCATGTTTTTCAAAAATCCTGGAGTTAATGACCCCTTACCATAAAACAAGTTTTTTGCAAAATCCGGTATACCTTCCTTATTGATAATACGATTGGCTAAATTACCTACATCTTTGTTAACTTTACTATAAGAGGTTTTATCTATACTTTCAACTATCTTATTAATCTTATCTTGTTCAGCATGTAAAGAATCCATAGCACTACTAGCCATATCTGCAAATGGTCCAGTAAGTCCCTCTGTACCAAAACTACCTATTTTTTCTCTAACGCTTTGTGCAGTAGCTGCTGCTATTTTATATCGTCTATAGTATTTATCATATTGTTTCTTTTCAAAAGTATCCTTTAGCTTACCCTCTTTATCTTTAAAACGACTTCCCTCTGGCAAAGCTGGCTTAAACTGCTCAAAGTTTTTTTCACCAAGAGCACTAAGTTGCCCAGCCCCAGTAGCACTAGCATTCCTTAAAGTATACAAAGGTGTAAGTTGTTTGGTAAAATATCTATTTAAATTAAGACCTCCTCCAGCAATCTCGTTGGCCATAACATTTTTAGCATATTCTTCTGGTGTTTTACCTTTTAGATTACGTCCACTACTCTTTACTTCTTTTATAATCCCTTTATATACTTCCTCTTCAATTTGTTTTTGTAACCCTTCTAAAAAGCCTTTGAACCCTAATTTATCTACTATAATTTGAACAAGAGCAGCTCTATTTTCAGGAAGCTCTGTACTGCCTCCTGATAAAGCTTGTGCCTGCTTCATTACCTCTTCATTAGTAAGTTTCCCTACTTGACCTCTAATTGCTTTAGCATTCAATTCAGCAAAATATTTTAAATCCGCAAAATCCTTAGTCCCCTCTCCACCTTCTAAACCTATTTTTTTAAACAAGTCTTTTAATCCTGTTTTACCAGTGGTTAAACCCTTAGTAATATCACCAGCAACTGTCCCTGCGCCAGCATGCTTTACATCCATGCCTTTTTGAAGAGCAAACCTAAGCAACTCATTCATTTGTGTTTCTGCTTCTCTTTTAAAATTTACGCCTGCTTTTGATGCTAGCGGCCCAGTAGGATAGTCTTTTCTAACACCCGCTATTCTTTGTATTCTAGTCATAGCTTCTGTTTCTGGTCCGGTGTGAATCTTAAATAATTGAGCTTCAATGGCGTCTTTAAACTTAGATTCAAATAAACTATTAGCCAAACCACCAGTTACCATTTCAGTAAGTTTACTTGGATTACCAGTTTTCTTTGAAATAGACGCATCTAACTTACGAATGGCCTCTAATAATGCTTTAGAATACTGTGCGGCGTCCTCTGTCTTTGTTACCTTAGCTAATTCGTCTCTTAATATGTCTTTATTAGAAACTCCCCCTTTTCCATATCCTATAACACTTTTCTCTATGATATCATTTAATACCGTATCTACATCACCGCCCAACTGTGTAGCCAATACTTGTAATTGCTTTTCTGGTTTCATATACTTTAAATCTTTTGTCAAAAACGGCTTCTTCATAAACTCGAAACCCTTTTCAGAAGGGAATTTTTTTTCGAATGCAGCGGTCATATCTGCTAAAGTATATTTACTACCAGTAGCTCCCTTTAAAGTTTCATCATAAGTAAAAGCATCTCTAAATACAGCAGAAGTACTATCTACATCTTTTGCTAAACTGTCAAAATGTTTTTTTATGTCTTTTCTAGCTTTAGAAGTAATGGCGGTGTGTACTTCAATGGCATCACCATCAAAATCTAACTTCTGTTGTACAGCGGTATATTTGGGTATTACAGCAGAAATAGCATGATTAAGATCATCAATAAGTTTAGTAAGTTTACCAGCCTTATCTTTATCACCTACATTGTAAGCTTCTTCACGAAGATCTTTGGCCTTAGCTAATTTATCTTTAAGTGTGCTAATTACTTTATCAAATTCTTCCAGACCTCCCTGACCAAATTCTGGTATACTAGGCACCGCTAGTATGTGTTTAGTCATGTCCACTCCACCGTGACCCTTAATAGCTGGTAATAGTTTAGGTTTGTATGGTTGAACACTAGATGTGCCAGTGAATGGGAAACGAACACTCTCTATATACGGTACTAAATCATTATCAATATACTTTTGTATATCATCAGATACATCTTTACCTTTGGCTCCAGTTACTTTATCTGGTGTAGTTATTTTTCTAGATTTCTCAAGTTTGCGTTTGTATGACAATAAATCAAATAAACTACCCTTAGTAGTAGTCTGTGATTCAGTTGGTATTTCACTTACTAATCCCTTTTTTTCTATTCGATATTTCTTAGTAAATTCTACAGGAAGATTTTTAGCAGCGTAAGCCGGCAGACCCAACTCTGTCTGCTTCAATACAGGAATATTCTTCTTTATATATGCCTGTATTATTTTATTGTGTTTAGCTGAAATATCGCTTACATCTTTATATAAAGACACATATTCTTCCTCTGAGCCTAATTGTTTAGCTAAATCTGGCCCAACTAATTCCTCAGATTTTTTATAAAATCCTGACAAGAAATCCTTAAATTTATTAAGTTCTTTAGTTTTATCTACTGTGGCTGTAATGGCTTTTCCTAATTGGGCAGGAACCCTTCTAGTAAACAATACTTCTGCTACTGCGCCCTTCTTACCAAGAGACTTCTCTGCTAATTCTTTATAATAATCTACCTTGGCTTTTTCCAATAATTCCTATCTACGTTTATACTCAGCTTCTAAATTAAGGCCTAATTCAGATTTAATACCAAAATCCTTGGCCATTTCTGCTACTGCTTTTTTATTTTCTGAAATTTTATCTAAATAAGTAGGTGTTGCGGCAGCTTTTTTATTAAACAACAAAAATTTTTCTGTTGTACTTCTAAGGCCTTTTCTTGTCTTTATATCAAAATTTTGCTGCCTTCCCAATTTTGATACAGACGATATTTTCCTAAATTCATCCAAAAAAGCCTTATCTTCATCACTAAGTGTCTCAGGCTTATTTAGAATAGCAGCCGCTTTCTTAGCTTTTACAACTGCTTGTTTTAAAGTAATGTTCTTTTGAACATCTGCCATAGGTCCCACAAGCTTATCTAAAGCATTACCAAACCCTTGCATAGATCCTTTAGTAGCATCAAATGGTTCACCCAATAGACGTTCAAATGTTTTTTGTAGCTTCTGTATAACAGCAGGATCACCGCCTGCTCTGGCTGACCTTACTTTCTTCACAATTAGTCCGGGCATTTTATTAATTGTCTGTGAAGTAACTAAATCTTCACCACTCATTAAACGACTTTGTTGTGCACGTAATTCGTCTAATGCTTGGGTTGTAGCTTTCATGTCTGTGGTACTAGCTCCTGCTTTTGTCATCTTACTAAGTTCATCTTCAAGCTCACTAATTTGCTTATTAAGCTTAGTAGGTAACTCAGCATACTCCTGAGCTAACTTAGCCATATTTATCAAATGTTGAATTCGTCTAGCAATAGTAGGTACACCATGCTCACCTGCAATAAGTGGTTCTGGGTAACTGCTTCTGGCTAAAGCTCCTGGCACATACATCTTTTCTGTTTCACCCATTTTACCAGAAGTCTTGGGTATTTCTACGTTAAATGCAGTAGGAAACTTTTTTAGATCAAAAACAGAACCCTGCATACTACGTTCATGCCCTGGCTCAAAAGAACCAGTGGATAAATCAAATGATTTAATGTCTTTGAGAGAAACGGTTTTTACGTTCTACATTATTCTTTTTCGTATTTCAGGATTATCTGCTTGTTTAAAAGGACTAGCCTGAAGTGCTTTCAAATACTCCATACTTTCTTTAGCTTGGATGCTCTGTTTAGCAGAAAACTCCTTCATTAACTCAGAATTCTTGCCAAAAATATCGGCATAAGCAGCATAAGCTTGTATGTTTAACTTAAGCCCTTTCTGTGCTCCTTCTATTTTACCCTTAGTCCACTCTTTAGTTTCTCCTGGCTCTTCTACTACCTCTAAGAACTTCTTACCTACAAGTCCTTTTCTACGTTTACCCAATTCGTCAATGATATCCACATAGTAATTGGAAAGTGCTTCAAGTTCTGCAGCATATTTGGCCATATCTGGCTTATCGCCACCAAATTTCTGTAGTAATTCTTTTTCAAGTGCTTTTATTTTTGTGGGATCCTTAAGTTTTTGAGCAAGTGTTCCAGGTACAGTAGACTTATACCCAAGTGCCTCACTTATTAAACTTAATTGCCCAGGAGCGCCCTTCTTACCCAACAATTTCTCATATAATTTATTCTTTTCAAAATCTGATTTTATTACAGTAGAACCTCCTTTAGACCCTATAATATTATTCATTACTGCTTCTAATAGTTCTGGTTGTAAACCACGTTTACCTATACCCTTAGAACTAATTATAACATCAATAGGGATCTCTTTGTAAAGAGCTCCTCCTGTTTTCTTACTATAAAGATCTTTTAATTTTGATATACCTCCTAAACCACTTGAAATCTTACCTTTATCACCATAAATATCTTCCATGGCTTTAGTAAAATTATCAAATATCCTTTGTTGTTTCTTAGCCTCTTTCTCGCCTACTAATCCCTTGGATGTATCCTTAAACATATCAAGAATAAATTTATTTCCAGACTCTATTAAAGACCTCTTAAGCCCAGCAACAGCCTGTGGTGACTTAAAATGTCCCGCAGAAATTAACTTATCTTTATTCTTATCTATCATCTCAGATACCAATTCACCCATGGATTTAGGCATCATTGCTGTACCAAGACCTGCTCCCTTAGCAACTTCATTAGATGGCAACACCTTAATTTTGGTACCTTCTTTAGCATACTGAGACAACACAGATTTTAAACTACTCATGTAGTCGCCCTTATCAGGACCGGCCTCTGAAGCAATACTGACTCCCTTAGAACCATAACGGGTAGTAAGTTTTCTACCGAAATGTCCTAAAAATACCTCGGCAAGTTTTGCTGTTTGTACATTAACATCTTCTCCTCTAACAACACTAAGAGCATCTTTTATCTCACTTATTAACGCTTTATCTGCTCTACCTTGATATTTTTGTTCTACACCAAGTACCTTTTGAAATACTTTACTCACTTCTCCTATACGTTTTTCCATAGGTAGATCTGCTACTAATTTCTTTTGTAAATCTTCTACCGCGCTGGAAAGAGGACCAACCACTTCTTCCATATCAGAACCACGGGTATATAGTCGTCCTTTGGGACTAGGTACTACTAGATTTCTAACGATAGCAGTTAGTGCCTTTGCTAATCTACCAGACACTACTATTTGGTCTTCAAAAGTATTAGCACTATGTTTAAACTCAGTAAGTACATTAAAACCATATCCCTGGCTGCCGAATCTACCAGTAGAAATCAATGCATTTTCATGGGCAGATCTCAATGTTGGAAACTCTGTGGTAATACCAGCAACTTTACTACCTGGCATCCCTCGTATCATACTAGCATTAGAACTAATAGCATTGGTGGTACCAGCTATATTTCTACCAACCTGTTGAAATTGTCCAAAAGGCGCCTGCTTAGTAAGATCTTCGCTGTAGAACTTCATTCCTACGCCGCCAAGAGCCTTTAAATATTCTACACCCTTATCATATTCTCCCTTTTCAGCGAATACTTTTCCAGATTTAAAATCGGCTATACTACCAGCTTGCGATTCTGGTAATCCTAAACTAGATAATGAAGTTAACTCTTTAGGTAATTTTTGCTGCCTACGTTTTATAGCGCCTTTGGCTTCTTTTGCTGGAACTTTAGACAACGCTGCTGCCTCATTAATCATATCATTAAATCGTAAATTAAGTGATTTAATTAAAGACTTCTGTGCTTCTGGAGAATTCAACTCACGTATCTCATTTGGGTCTGTTATGTTTCTATATACATCGGAAGCGCGTGTTCTTAGATTAATCACATTTTGTTGTTGGTAAGCACGTCGAGGTCTACTTTCAGGAGCCAATGGCATTAATTGCTCTACCTGACGAACCGCCTTTTCAAAATTTCTTACTGCGCTTTCATTCGGCCTTTTTGACAATGATTCCAATGGCCCTTTTAAAACTTTTTTATATATATCATAGATATTCTCAAATTTAATAGTGTCCATAGATTTGGCAAAATCATAGGCGCTAACACCTAGTTTATCCATTTCAGAAACTAGTTCATCCACAGGCCCATTTTTAAATTTTTCAAATGTTTTACCTACTTCCTCCACATAATTAGGAACACTTTCTATAACACCTGACTTCTTTAACTGTGTACCTTTCATCACAGCTGCTTCTTTATACTGACTAGATAAAAAATCTATAGGAAGTTTACCAACCTTAGATAATTCCTGTAACATATTAGTAGCTACTTCATTAGCTTTATTTAATTCACCAGGTGTAGATGGATGAATTCCCACCTCCCTTATTAAAGGGGCAATATCAGATCTTTTCGCAACAGGCACTCCTCCTGATTCCATTTTTTCAAAAAGTTTCTCTAAGCCAGAAGTATAACTAGCGAACTTTGCAATCGCTCTTTGACTTCCAGACGCAGTTTCTAATACAGGTGCGCCAGTACTAGCCATTCTAACTGCTGGAATATGTAAAGATCTGACTAATCCTCTTCTAGTAAGAGTACGTTGAGCAACGCCCTCGGCATATGTAGCCTCAAACACGTTACGCAGGTCATCATTAAACGACTTTTGTACATCCTTAATCATAGGGGCATCAACTGCTCCGCCCTTGTGTTGCTTCTTTATAGCAGAAAGTCGTTTATTTCGTTCTTTATTATATGTGTTAGTAACATCTCCCCATTCTTTTATTTCTCTAGCAGAAGTGCTCTTTATCCATTCCGCAACTTTACTAGCCATAGCTTCTTGACTGCGGGCCTTTGGCATAATTTCTGTCTTAATAATACTTTTCTTGGCCTGTGACACTAGGTCTGGAACAGAAGTGAGATCAGATTCCCCCTTTTTTAACATCTTCTTTAGGCCAGAAACATCTGCTATTTGAAGCTTCCAATACCTGGCTAATTTTCTATTGGCTTCTTTAGCAGCACCACCAGCAGCAACAAAAAACTTTCCTATATCATCACCATCTTTTTTAACAATCTGCCAATTAAAAGTATTTGATTTAGGAAGACCCTTTTCTAGCGAATCAACAATAGTTTTTTGTAAATCATCCAAAGATGTTGAAAGACCACCAAAATTTCTCTTCATCGGTTCTATAATGTTTTTGGCGTATGCTTGTTTACTAAACTTAATATCTTTTACATTAAAATCTGGAGTTATTAGTCTAGAAGGATATTCAACAGTCTTTGTTTTATATACTCCACTTTCAATACGAGATTTAGCTAATGATTCTGAAGCTCTTTTGGGAGTTTGAGTTTTTGCTCTTTTAGCACCTTTATCAACACTATCCTTTAATTCTTTATCCGCTTCTTCTATAGTTTTAGATAAACTGTCTAATTTCTCTTCTACTCCACTCCTCTTTTCTCCTACTCTAGTAGATTTAAAATCACCAATAGCATCCCTTATACTCTTCTTTAAATCATAAAGTCCTTCACTCACAGAACCGAACTCATTTGATACTTTGGACATAGCACTGTTAATTTCCTTCATATCAATACCAGTGCCATTTGTCATAGATAACATAAGATTGGTTAGTTTTCTAACTTCATCGCCGCCAGGAAGACGAGATGCATTCTTACGAACTTCTTGTAAATTACCAGATTTAAACGCCGATTCCAACATATCCGTAGACTTATCGCCGCGCTTCTTCTTAACAGACACCACCAGATTACTATACGCTTTATACAAATCATTAGCAACCTTGCTGATATCCTCCGGACTAAAAGCCTTCTTTGTACTAATTGTTTTCCTAGGAGGTACATCTGGCTTAGTAGTATCTTTGGTTTGAGGTTTTTCTTTAAGTTTAGATATTTCTTTGGTTTTTATTGATTCAGTTGCTTTTTTAGTACCCTTTTCAACAGCTACAGCTACCGCATCCTCAATTTGCTTTATACTTTTAGTATCTATAGGCACAGCACCTTTAACCTGTATCGGGGTACTAGAATATTTATCTGTGATCTTAAATATTTTGTCGGCTACAGTATCAAGCTGTGATATAGCCTTTATTAAATCTTTTTGGCCTTCAATAGGGACTTTCTTTTGTGTACGAGGGGTATTTTTAAACTCATCTGCAACCTTTTTAAGTTCACCAATAAGTTGTAAAAATTCCTTAGTACTCTCTGGTGTTATTTTCTTACTTTTAACACTGTCGCTAACTAAAACAGATATTTTATCTAATTTTTCTCCTACACCCTTAATTGTCTTTATACTGCCAGTTAAAGCATCTAATTTTTTAACTAAATCAGGATTCTCTTTTACTCCTGGTAGTTGTGAAAAACGATCTGTAAGCGCTTTAGCAATGTCTGTGGACGCTCCAACAGGGTTTTTCTGTATATCTTGTTTAGCAATCGCAACTCTACTCGACACAGTGCTTCTTAAACTCTTAAGACCCTGTTCTAGATCACTATTGATAGATTTAAAATTGTCAGATAACTCTTTTCCCAATCTCTTTAACTCTTTAAATTCAGCACGAACTTCTTTAGCCTGTGCCAACGCATCAACGCCTTTTTTTGCAGCAGAAACACCACCCACTATATCTCGTTTTTCATAAGCTCTGGCTGCAGCCTTACTAGCGTCTGTTGTCTGCTCCGTTAATTTTTTAATGGAATTAACAACAATATTAAGCTGCGTTACTATTCTACCCAAATCAGAAGAAAATCTCTTTACAACAGCATTTGATACGCCTTCAGAAGCAACCTGTCTAAACCTTGGGTCTATATTTACATTATATTTCTTGGCTTGAACAGCAAACCCCTCTAGTACTCTATCTGTTTGAGTTTTAACAGCAGATTTAAGTTGCCTCTGAAAATCCTCAGGGGACATGTTCTTATCCATCTGTTTTATTAAACGCTCAACCAAAGCAGAACTATTTTTATCCATTTTGGAAATAAGTTCTTGAATAAGCTTTTCAAAACCTTTTTTATCATTAGGGTTGATTGGGCCGGTACTATTAACTTTAGCAGACTCCCTTATTCCCTTTACCAAAGCATCACGGATAGACTTCTCCATGCCTTTAATAAGTGGGCGTAGTGCTTTTTCTGTAGCTGTAGCTAGTTGTTTGTTACCCGCCAAGGTGGGGGACGAATTAGCTCCGTCTGTTCGAGGTATAATGTTGATATCAATGTTATCAGCCAAGATAAGCTCCTCCTATAAAATTGTTAAACCCCTTCTACTTACTATTATCTTCTCCTAGCCTTCTTCCTAACATCCGTCTTATCCTTTATCCGTTGTGCTTCTCTTGGTTTATCATATTTGATATCTTCATATAATTCATTAGATTTAGTGACAATCACTTCTTCTTGATCAAATGCAGACAGTTTTCCTGAAATTTTCCGTTCCGCTTTCCTAGCCATAGATTCTTTTTTTCTCTCACTATAGAAGGAATCCATATACGCATCTAAAGACTCATCATCTTCTATAATATGATCAGGAGGTCTGTCCTCAGGCAATAATTCATATACCTGTTGATAATAATTAGACCAAAAAGCTAAATTTAACATGTCTGTTGTATACTCTGTAGTAGGTCTACCAAATAGAGGATCAGCTACTTTACTACTAGTTATATAACGAATCCTCCAAAAATTACTACGAGCAATGTATCTTATAACGCTTGTACTAACACCATTATAAAATGACATAAACTTTGTAAATAATTCATTTTTTAAATTTAAATTAGTTTCCTTTAAATATTCTTGATAAGAAGACCAAAACAGTTCATTATTTTGATATACACAAGAAGCACATAAGAAATTATATCTATCTTCTTCAGCTTTTGTTTCCGCAGACATCATAAGCTTTGATAATTCTTTTTCCTTTATAGAAAAAATTTCATCTTCCAATTCTGATATAATCTTTTTTACTCTATCCTGATTAGCTCTTACCTTTGTGGTTTTACTCAACAAGACCTTTTGTGCTTCTAATTTACTCTCTAATTTTGATAACTCTAATTGTTCTTCATCCGAGATTATATGCCTATCTTTAATTAATTGTTCTAGTTCTTTACGAGGAAGGAGGCCTTCTGAAATGGCCCCCTTATACGCATTTTGGTATACGATATCTCCTCGCATTTTTATCAAATTAGTAGGCTGTTCTAAGGTAAATTCTACATTGTCTATAAATATAATTAACTTACCTAATGTAATTACATTTAAATATCTATCAAATTCTTCCTGTGTTAAATACATGTCTATTTTTTAGCAGAACTTTTCTTTTTAGCAGCAGGCTTTTTCTTAGCAGCAGGCTTTTTCTTAGCAGCAGGCTTCTTTTCAATTTTCTGCTCTTCCTCCTCCTGAAGAGCCTCTGCGAGTTTAATGGCCTTATCAGCCTCGGCAATCGCTGCAGTTTGTACTTCCTTCATAGCTAATGCTTCAGGGGTTTTTTCCAAGAAATCTGAATCGAGACCCTGTAAGTACAACATCACCTAAAACCTTGCTCTGGTTGCCAACCCCTGAGTTTTTTCAGTTAAATACTTCTCATAAGAATCCCATACTCTGTTACCATCTTTATCTTGTACCATACAAGATGTTAGATATTCTAATCTAGCATCATCAGCTAGATTTTCACATGTGTTTGACATAGGACCATTTAATCTCTGGTTCCATTGAAATAATTCTTCTCTAGCATTAGCTACCACTACTGCCAATTCCCGTTTTTCTTCATTTGTTTTAGCTTCTTCAAGCTCTAAAATAGCAGTATTCAAATTTTCAGCAAGTTCTTGCGCTCTTTGTTCAAATTCAGGACCAATAATTCCTCTCCTCATTAAAATATCCATCATTTCTGCACTAGTAGTAATTCCACCTTCGACCAAACTATTAGTGTATACCTTGCTATATTGCCAATCAGCACCTCTAATAGCCTCCGCATCAGGAGGAGCAATATAATACTCTGTTACTTCATCAGGTCCCAAAAATACACGCCTATCATCCTTTTTTTCATCTACCATGATAAATCCCTCCTATACCATTTCCTATTTTATTTTTTTACAACTTCTATAAAATCTTCAGAAGTTGGATTAAATTCAATATTATAGTGTTGTATTTCTGATTTCAAATTTCTAATACAATTATTTCCAACACGTAAAATCTTAGATCTAAGTGCTTTATATATATCAGCTGTAGGCACTGCAATTTGTGTATAATCTAAAATCTGTTCAAACATAGATGTAACTTCAGATTCAATTACTCTATTAAATTTTTCCCTACTCTTATCATTTCCAGACATAACCTATAAACCTCCTAGTTATTAGTGAACGGAGAGGGTTTACATCCCCTCCCGTTCACTCCTTTTTTAACTTAATTAACCATTACGTCTAACCTTATTTCCACCTGTAATATTACTAATACTAACACCACCCTTAACCATATACAAGTCGTTAGTTGACCTGAAACCAAAGGTTTGCGTCATATTAGCACCCATATCAAGGGTATTACCTTCATCGGTAATTTTCAAATGTTCTACAATAACAGTCTTAAGTGGCTGTTCAGTCTCACCGGCCGCGGCATATGTTCCCATAACACCATCTACCCAGTAATTTTGCCCTATAAGATCACTACCAGAGGCAATGCGGCGGTTACTACCAGTTCCACCAGCTTCCTCATCGGTTTGAGCAAACACTTTTACTACTAATTTCAAATCTTCAGCAGCCATGAGATCAGTCAAACTAATATCATCAAGTGTGTTGGCACCAAACTCAGCTAGTTTATCAGCAAACATTGACCAATTCTCAAGATCACCCATAGTAGAATCTATCGTAATCGTAATCGGAATAGGCAATGTCAATGGGCGGTCGTAAGGACCTAAATGACCAAGTTCTGCCAAAGGCTGACGAGTTAAATCAGATGTAATTGTACATCCAGTCAATCTCCAAGCATTTTGATAATCAGTATCCGAGTCAGATACGATATAAACCTCTACCTGACCCTGTCTAATAGCACCAATCATATCTGGCCTATTTACAGAATCTAGTATTTCAAAGTATTTACCAGTAGCAGATGTACCATACTCATCGGCTGCATAAATAATTTCAAGTCTATCACCAGCAGCAGGTGCGTACATACCAGTAGGTAAGTACACTCTGTGGCCTGTAGCATTATATACATAAGTGTCAACTGCTGATGCAGTACCTGTAACAATCTCTACATTCATTACATCATCCGCACTAGTGTCGTACCATGTAACAGCTGGCGCACCGTTCTCTGCTTTTCTCAAAAAAGCAATTGTACCATCGGATAGTGTAGGAATTGTAGCGCTTCCACCAAGACTTAGGTCAACATAACCATTAGAAATATCCGTACCAGAAATGGTGTAGGCATCCATAGTTACAAAACGACCTGCATTTAAAAGCCATTTTTTCATATCAGTTTCTGCACCATAGTTCTCAGTTGCATTAGCACCCGTCGTATAACCAAGCTCCAAACTATTTACGTAAACTTCGTCTAAGAAAAGAGTTTGGTCAATATTAGAATCCAGTGTTCCAAGAGAACACTCATCCTGAACTGGTGCCCACAACGTAACACCCGGCAAATTACCACAAACAACAGCAAAGTCAGCAAGACTTACACCGTGTAGGTAAGTTCCGGTGCTGGCGTTAGCACTATCTACTACTTCCAAATTAGCATTAGAATTAGTAGCAGTAGCATCCATAGCCAGCTTAACTGCTGGTAGCTGAGCTAGCGTACCTACAGTCTTGACATCTCCGAATTCATTGGTGTTCAATGTAATTGCTACAGCAGGAACATCGTCTACTACATCTACAATATCTAGATGTCCAAGTTCGAAGATATCTTCAGACGTAAAGGTGGTAGTAGATCCAAGAGATTGTACTCTATAAAGTACCTCACCATTACACCATACACTCTGAGATGCATAAATTATTCTATTTCTAGCCATATTACTCAATCCTCCTATTTTAACCTTATCAGCAAAAATAATCAGGTTGGTCTTGATATCTATACAAAATCACTCTCACAAGCTTTAAATAACTGAGGCGAGTTAAATAAAACATGTGATCCCTTGTCCCTACGAATATGTATAAGATACCAAATCAAAGCTTACTTTGGATCTGTAAGCATTGAGATCGCTCATCACTTCTTCTCTGTTTCTTGATAATATTGGGGGTAACCCAATATTACGAGCACTAACATTTTCGAACTTTAAATTACCTATGACATTTTTATTACTTGTTCTATCAAATAGAGAGGTTAGTTTATTAGGATTATCTTTTCTTCCATAAAACGTTCCATCATATTCTAACACATCTCCTAATGGAAAATCATACAGCGGACAACTTTTTAAATATAACCCATCATATAATGCTTCTGTTATATCCTTTCTTTCTGGGGAGCTAGATGCAAAAACATGTAAATTTACTTTCCTAAATACTTTTTTACCAGATCCAAGCTGATAACCGTATTTATCTGTCCCAAAAATATCTATAACAACCACTGGTGAATCAGCTGATTGAACCTTCTCCCATTCATCTACTACACTAACATAATACCAATGGTATGTAACATATGCCAAATCTAACGTCGCATTATCTGTTACTATTCTACCATCTATATAATCTATTATATAAGTAGTATCACTTACCACATTAAAATTAGAATCATATACTATAACCATTTCGGATTGTTCTGGAGTACCCACAACAGGCACTCCATCAGCACGAGTACCAGACACTAATGTATAAGGTTGGCACGGAGTAGTTGTAGTGCCAGATACGGTATCAAAATATACCCATCCTCTACCTCTTTCTATTGGTAATGGTCGAGTATTAGTTTCCGTAGCATACACCAATATATTAGTCAAAGGGTCAGCATCATTATCTACACTAGATAATTTAGGCATATAAACAAGAGGAATCATTTCGTCAACTTCTATAAAATCCAACAACACCACTTCTTTAATGTAATGGTATAGACTTAAATCCTCTTTTCTAAGACTTCGCATTTCATAACTCATTACCTAGCTCCCTTATTATAATATGACTCAAACTTAATCTTTGTTTGTTTAATTGCTTTTTTAACCCATTGTTTAATATTATTATTTACGTAGTTACTAACACCATCAAATAAATCTATTGGCGGCGAATTAGAAAAAGCATATGGCTCCAAGTAATCTGGACCAAAAACCTCTAGTACATCATTCATAAGCGGATCATCTTCCCGTACAAGATAATAAGTATCTTTTAAATTAGGTGGTGTATAGCCTAAAAACTCATAATCTTCTACGCTTATAATAAAATAGTAACCTACCATACCTTCTAAAATATGCTTCAAAAATTTTAAATCACCACTAAAATCAAAATTATCTGTGGTTGGTACAACAAAAACCACCGTAGCCATAACGTCCTTAGTAAATTTAAAATTATCTAATCTCTTTTCAAATTCTTCTAAATAGTCCTCTGGCCTAGCTGGTTTACCTATAGTAACTATTCCTAGAAGATTATTTGTGTAATTATCTATAATAATCTCTTTAGCCTTTGGAATAGCGTCTTTTTTAAAAACATCATCCAATTCATGTTTCAATAAACCTACAAGTGTTTTTAAGTGCCTGATCTCCATTTAATATTCCTTAATAACGTCACCATCAGTTTTATCAAACTTATGTGAAGTATACGCAGTAATTATTAGAACGGACTCATTGCCAAGACCTCTAAGCAAAGGCGGTCTAGATAACTTACACTCTATACCATCAACCATAAGCCTTATACAATCTTTCATAAGATCATAATGTTTAGGATGTACCTTCAATTCTACCGTAGTTGTACCATCAGAACCAGAAGGCACATACACACCATCATTTCCTGCTATTCTTGATCCTGGATTCCAGATCACCATGGCATTTATCCATCGACGGCGCTGTGTCTCCAAATAACCTTTACCATTACATACTGGGCACCTACCTTTAAGAAAATATTTATACCTTACACTAGCGTTACCAGCAGCTTCCCATCCATTCTGCTTATCCATAGCCTCCACTGGAGTCCATTTACATTTTCCGGTAGAACAACTAGTGAGTTTATCATAAAAACAATTAGGACATTCGTGAATAGCAGGTTTTTTATAAACCAATACCTCTCTGCTGAGATCACCTATTACATTCCTAATAGTTTTCTTAAACTTTTCCCTAGTCTTTTTACTAATGCGTTTTCTTCTCATTTTAGCTCCCAGAAGTATTAGTCTATAAGAACACCAGTTATTCCACCTAGAGTAAGAGACTTAACCAAATCATCCAATTTCTTCTTAAGCTCATCTAATAGTTTACGCCGTACATCCAATCCTGGCGACGGATTATATTTACTTCCTTCATCCGCTACCAGGGCACCATCCTCATTTGCATCTAATAATAACTCTGATCTTACTATATCTATAGCAGCTGCTAATATATATGATTCTATAGTAGCAGTAGTTTCTGTAAGACCGGCAGGTGGTGGAGTACTTTCATATACTGCCATAATCTGTCTATCACTATTTCTAAAAGTATAATACCATACATCCACCGCATAAGTCACGCCACTTACAGTGACTGGCTGTGTAATATCTTCTTTAAATGTTAAATATCTATATCCATTAACGGTTGGATTACCTATATCAGTAAACTGTTTACCATTCATAGTAATAGATACAGGCCAGCCTTTTTCCTTAATAAAATAAGTTGTACCATTAGCCATTATAGAAGCACTGGCTGGTTCGCCTACTTCACGATTCAAGCCTTTTGGATCACCTATAAGAACTCTAATACGATCTATTATAACCTGGTCTGTAGTCCCATAGTCGATTTCCGGCGGAAAAAGAGGATTATAATAAAGATCTCCAGGCTCACCCAGAATAGGGTCAGTCCAACCACTGTAGATACTACTATCTGTAGATGATATGTATCTTGAAGAATACCAATCAGTAGCAACACCATCAGCATCATAGGCATAATACTTAGATTGTCCTGATGACAGTTGAATAGGAACGTTAGAACCCGTACCACTTACAACAGTCCAATCAGTGAGTGCTAAAATATCACCTATCGGAGTATCTGGTTGTGTTTCAGTACCAGTATACCTTATTACTTCTATTCTATCATAAATCTTTAATACAGTATCTACATTATCTACAGTAAAATTTAAGGAAATCATTTATTTACCTCCACTATATGTTCTTTGGTCCTGGAAATGTGTTTATTGTGCTAACTGTAGGCTTAACATCATAACTACCTCTCATATGAGGTTTAAGCACCTCATCTACCTTAACAGTCATTTTACCTATTTCGTGTCCAGTTATTTCAGGCTCACAAACTGCCACTTCTATACCGGACACAGTGACCGGGCAAACCTCATTAATATAAATTATTTCATCATCTGTAGTAGTAGCACCAGTACCATAAATGTATCCATCTATTTTGTACCACCCCACTGAAGTAAAACACAATGTCTTGGGGTTTTGTTCTATATTTACCGGACTATTCCACACCTCATCCCAAGGACCTAATTCAGTAGTACCAGAAGAAATAGTCCAGCTATAATCGCTTATAGATCCATCATCAGACGTGCCTGTCAATCTTAAATTATAATAACAGTCTTCTGTTGATACATAAACCTTTGTTTCAAAAACTACTGATTTTTCTACACAACTATATCGTGTTTGCCAACCGTCGCTCCAAGAAGCACATAGCTTAACAGAGCAGTCTACTGTTGTTGGAATTCGTTCTAATTCATAACTATAAGGTTTGTTTGTTTCATCATTTGTAGTTGTATCATCAATCCATGTCCAATCATACTCTGTGCAATCAGGAAGTCCTTTACCCACACGATCTGTGTTTGTAGATGTATTTACAAACTTTACTGTTGAATCCAACTCTGCTTGTGCTGGAACCTGATTAAAAGAAACACTTGGACCAGAGAACACTTCTTGATTAAATACTTTACTATAATTCATGGTCTGTATACTAAAACCATCCCACCAACTTATAACTATAGATACATCATGATTTCCTGGATTTGTAAACGCCCACTGATCTGCAGCTTCCCCACACCAGTCAGTACCAAGACCTTCTTTGTGCGGCAGATCATCATCTCTTCCAGTATAACCTAAAGTGTCTGTATTACCGTAAGGACCGCTATCTGATATAACCCATGCTATGCCACTAATAGTATTATCGACGTCAGTACCAGAGTACCTAAAGATTACTGGCTCATTAGGATCTGGATCTGCTGGAATCATTATTATATCAGGTACTGGCGGATTATTATAAATTCTTATAGACTCTGTACCAGTAACTGTACAACCACACGCATCTTCTATAACCAATTCAACATCATAATCTCCACTTGAGTTCCAACTATGTGTACCATTTGTTGTTCCTGGCAGATTATTATCTTTATAGCCATCTCCCCAATCGTAACTAGACTTATCAACAGCATTAACCGACATTAAAGTTGTGTACCAAATATTCCTCTGATACATTGTGGTTCCCATAAAATCCCATTGATGCTGGTCAGTACTACTATTACTGACGGTTATATTATGATCAACAAAACCAATGTTGTTCAAAGACCAAATCAAATTAGGACATATGTTAGGTTTAACTTGAACTTGTGTGGTATATGTACTAGAACCATCCAACACTATTCTAAAACAAGACCACTCATTTAATTGTGTACAATCATCTAATCTATCAAAAGTGGCTGGACTCCAGAACACCATTATCACTACATCATTGGGAGACACACTTCCTTCTTGACCGAGCCAATCTGCATCCCCTAAATTACAGGAATAATACCCAGCAGCAGCACCAGCTTCTATTACACGAGTAGCATTCCATTTAGAACTAGACGACCCAGAACCAGCCTTATAAAAATAAGCCTGATATGCAACATCTCCAGATCCTAAAGACCCGTCACCTTTAAAGACGTAACCATCAAATGTCACATTTAAACTCATTAGATACTCACCTCTTCGGCATATCTACATTTAAATTTTTTTATTCCAAAGTTTTTCATGGCTGGTCGCCCCACGTTATAATCATAGCACTAGGCGATAATGACTTTATCCAAAATCCAGATATCTCTTGACTCCCATTATCGTCATATACCAATTGCCAATTATGGTTGCTACTTGTTGGAGTAGAACCTACTACATAACTCCAGAATGCCTGTTGATCGCCGGTATAAGTGTTAGCTACTTCCACTACACCTGTTCCATATAAATCTGTAATTTGATCCAATACATAGTTTTCAAATCTAGCCACTGTTGTGCCATCATGAACGTGTTTATGAGCAGTACTATCCCAATAACCATACATAATTGGTATAGCTATAAGTTGCCATCCTTCTTCTAATTGAATAGATCCATACCCGCCAATGCCGCTTGTGGTAGCATCACAGGGAGCTAATTGGTAACCTGCCCATCCGAGGTACCTGACATCCATCTTAGTTAGGGCCTCCCATTTTATATAGAACTGTATCATCTAAACTATTATACCAGGCATAAGTAGTACCCGATACGGTACTTGTTGTCCAGTCTAGCATAGTATCTGACTTTATCCTAGTTATGATATAATCAGTTTTATTCATCGGAACTTTTCTAACTGTTTGTGATACTGTCGGAATAGTGTTCATCCTTGGTACATCTTCTACAGAGATGTTGTAATGTCTGTTTTGTTTTACTAAATGATAAATGTTTTCATCATTTATCCTAACTTCTTCTGTACCCGGCAAAAATCCTGATGATGTAGTATAAATAACATACTCACCTGCGGTTGGAATAGACAAGTCTTTTGTATAAATACCAGGCTCTACTAATGATTCACTCAAAGTACCAGATATAGGAGGAGCTAAAGCGTCACCATTCATGTCTCGTACATCATAGTACACCGTTTTATTGGAGGCTACTGCATCAGCAGCTTCATCTACTAATGCTACCGATATTGGAAATCGTTCATTAATGTCTGCACGAATCACTTTTCTTCTCCTCTTACACTCCTAATTTCTAATAGTATACACACCTAGCTTCCAACCATAGGTACTGTTGTAATATACTAAACAAAAGTTAGCATTATCTGTATCAATAATTAACGGGTCAGTAGATCCTAATATCTTTTCTCCAGAACCAGAAACAGTTACATTATATGTACCACAATTATTAGCACCATCTATAATTTTTATCGTATTTCCAAGAGCGGGTGACGATGGAAGAGTAATTACTATCCCTGACACGGTTGAATTCAGCATTAGATTATCGCCAGAAGAAGCGGCATAATTAGAAGACACTTCGGTCCAAGTCTCAGTATTAGAACTAAACTCCAGACCGTTTACCGAAGAATTAACTTTAACATATTCACCGGCATGGCCGCTATAAGTAGTAGGAGTATCTTCCTCTTTTATAAAGTAATGAGGCGTCTCATGATCATGTTCATAAGGGGACAAAAAGTCCGAATCTTTAACTTGATCTTCTCTTATTTCACTTCTAGGCATAACATTCTCCTATTTCTTTTTTGTCCAAATCATATCAAATAGATCAGTACACTGTTCAAAATGATCTGGAAGTATAAACTTTTCATTAGGGAATCTTTCTTTTACTTTATAACCAATACAATTATCTACAAACTCTGTACAATAGAATCTTTTAGGTGAAGTATAATCAAAACTATAATCATAATCAACACCGTTAATTTGAAACTTATACGCTTTATCTATAGCTCCAGGTATAATATGCTTATACTTTTCTTTCAAACGCAGTATCATTATATTATCACATCGCATAAATGACAAAATATCTTCATTAGTTATACCCTTACCCAGCATATGGATTACACGATCTTTATCTACATAAAGTGCTGCATGAGACCAGTAGCCCTTAATAGCTATACTTCCTAAATAATGGTCATATCTTCTCAAGAGTATATCTCCTGGCTCTAAGTTTTCTAAAATCTTTCGTTGATCATCTCCCTTTATCTGATAATGAGATTCACCTGCAAAAATAAAAAACATAGGCCACCGGTATAGTCGTATATCTGCTACCCACGCCACTATTTTAGATTTAATTTTGTACAATATATTCGTCATAGTTGATACCCTTTATAAGTTTAGTCACAAAAGAATCATTAGCAAACTCAGTATATACTGGGTGATGTACTAAAGAACCAGTATTTACATAGTATTTATTACCAGGAAGTTTTACTAACTTTTCTTTGTGTGTATGTCCCATAACTATCACATCATACTTAGAATATTTTTTTACTGCTTTATTCTCTATACCAAATATTAATTCGTTATATTTCTTATGGTTTATTTTACATGCTACTGATTGATATAAATCTCTAAGTGCGCCATTTAGATTAAAACCAAATCGTTCCGATAACAATTGGAATGGAAACAGTAATTTTGTTAATGATAATGTGTTTGTAATCATAAAATTGAATTCATGTCCGTGAATTAATATTGCTCTCTTATTTCCAAAATTAATTTCATAATTATTATATATTGACCTATTGGGAAATATAGTTTTAAGCACATCTATACTTGGATCGTGATTTCCTTTTATAATCATAATGAATTTTTTTGATTCATTAATACAATCTATTACGTCCTTGTACTTATCCAATATTTCATCAATATCCATTTCCCACTCATCTATAAAATCCCCTATTATAAATATTCTTTCATACTTTTCATCTAATAAAATATCAATCAGTTGTTTTTCTAATCTAAATAGAGGCGATCCTAAATGTATGTCAGAGATTAATAAATCCATAATTCCTCCTATACTGTTCTTGCTCTATGTAATGTCAACATACAAGCCATTTCCCAATCATGATCTGGTTCAATAGTATATAAAGTGGCTCTCAATCTCATACCTTGACCTAACTCATCTGAATCAGCGCTTTGCATTCTTTGAAACCCCTCATTAAGTAGTGGTAATCTATTCACAAATTTACCTAATGGTACTTCTACCGAGAACATATTATACTCCCCATCACCCGCGGGTGCTGCTGAAATGTTTTCAAACTTCTTTGTTGTTGTATTCCAATCCGCATTCCAAAAAGCAGGTGTGGCTCTAGTACCATCTTCTCCAATAGGTATGTAAACTAATCCACCACGTGGGTCCGTAATATCAGAAGTTATTTGAATAGTGCCGTCTCCAGTGGCAGGGACAATAAGATACCCACCATAAAGATTATAAAATGTCCCACTTGTTACTGTTGTTGGAGTAACAATTGGTACTATATTAAAGGATATGGTGTCAAATTGTGCCTTATTCCAAATTACATAACCTTCATGAATCCATGTCTCGTTCTCAATAATATTAAAGTCAATGTATAAATTTTGTTCAAACGGATCACCTATTCTATGTTTGAGAATAAACAACTCGCCGCTACCTACATCTGTAATATCGTTAATATTATCTCCAGCACCAGTGAAATAAGTAGTTGTGCCTCGCACACGAGAAGATTCATGTACTTCTAACTTATGAGATCTGTTAGTTACAGCTAATTCCACTTCATTAACCACCATTACTTTATCATAAGACTCCAAATACTCCCCTTGATGATTACTGACTACAGTCTGTAAGTATGTTTCTTCTGTTGGAGAAAGTGCTCCTTTAAACCATATATCACATGTATCTCCAGTAACTTGAATATAATCTAATGCTGTGGTAATGCCAGATTCATTTATCTCTAGCTCCAAAGAATCTGGTACCACTTTACTATTGGGAAAATCTTGTGTTATTGAAAACGTGTATTTAGTTGCTGCCATAATAAACCTCCAATGTTATCCTACCTTCCAAAATTCTAATTCTGTATTCCACAAATAGATTGTGGCTCCATGTCTATTGGGCTTAAATTCTAAAACAATTGTATGTGTACCTTCAGTTAAATCTGTGTATCTAAAACCACTTTCTATATTCTCATTATGATAATCTTTTGGCTCTGTGCTTTGATAATATAATTCATCACCATCCACCGTAATTCTAGCTTCCATACTCCTGCTTGTAGATGTACACTGCCAGTTAAAGAAGAAACCTATTCTATATGTACCAGTTGGTATTTCTACAGACATCTTAATCTTTGTCGTCCAGTCCTCATAACAATTCGTAGCAGTCCAATCTAAATCTTGAGCATGGTAGAAGTAAGAAAATGGAAAAGAGTTGCCTCCACCTCCAGAACCGGAAGAGACTAGTTTAAATTTATCTTCTGTAGCATCATACACAATACGTTTACCATCATCTGAAGGAACCGGAGCATCTATTGGTTTATGTTGTATCTTAGTAGCATCGTGTACAAGATCAGTAATATCACTTTGTAAATGTGTGTGTCCAATATCTGACTTACCATCAATGTTCTGTTGTAATGATACCGCAGTAGAATCTACATAATTAATGGAAGACACATCATCCACTGACATACTATTAGTGACAAACAGTTTTTGTGTACCATCCCAAAATGCTATGTGCTTATCGACAGGGTTATCTTCTCTAAGCGCCACATCTTGTAATGAGCCCGAAATACCTACCTCAAAATGTCCATGTTCCTCATGATAAACGAACATATAGTCGGGAGCAGTTCCTCTATCTATCTCTATACCCGCATAACCAGCAGACACATTGCTTCCAGTTTCACCGGCATTTACCAAAATAGTGTTGTCTGATACTTCCATAATCTCTGTGTTTGATATAAATTGTGTACCTTGTACAGTAAGATCGCCCACAATGGATAAATTTCCATTAACCGCGCGAGACCCATCAGCAAGTAAATACTGCGTGTGATCATCTGAAGATAAGTTAGTAAGATCAGAATGAGAATGTACATGAGACGTATCTGATTTATTGGCAAGGAAACCGTCTAATTCTGTTTCAGTATAATACCTATCATCATGTAAATGAGATATATCTGACTTATTATCTATTTGTGATTGTAGAGTTCCTGAAATGGCTATCTCATCTTCTATCTTAAGATACCTTACATCCCCTCTAGCAGTAGTAAAATATTGAGGATGGTCATCATCTAAACCAGATAAATCGCCATGTTTTGTTATAATAAGAGCATCTACTTCTGGTTTTTTATAATATCGTAAATCATGTTGATGTGATATTGGTGACTTAGTCAAAAGCAAGGTATCTGTTTCAGATTTATCATAATACCCATCAGCAAAATCATACATAGCATTGGTAAGTGTTCCAGATAACGCCACTAAATCGGTACATCTCGTAACACAATCAGGAAGTTGTTCATCAGATAATCTACCAATGTGTTGTGGTCCAGAAAGTTCGTGTTCTTTGGGGGTAACATAACTCAAAACTTTCATACGGCCTTCAGAATCTACATCCACAGGCTTCATCTGGTCATTAACTATTTGAGTTCTATCAGAAGTAATAGATAGAGCACCAGATATAGAAAGTGGGTCACCTTCATGATTAGCCACAATTTCATCCAGTGTAGCCTGTTCTTCTTCAGAAAGATTCGCTTTCATATAAATATGACATTCTATTTCATCTTTATTATAGACATAGTCTACTGCTATAGTAATAGTAGATAATCTAATCTCATAGACTAATGCATCTATATCAACTTTAGAATTTGGAAAGTCATTTTCTATTGAATAAATATACTCATAATTCATTTAATTTACCCCCTTATTAACTAGAATTAATCATCCAGAACTCTATTCTAGCTCTTCTAATATAACTGGTACTACCTGTGTTTTCTCCTGAAAAGTCTATATCTATTGTGTGTGATACATTGGTCAAATTAACTATAACAAATCCACCAACATGATGCCAAGAATTAATATCTTTTGATTCTTCATTCATCTCCATAATCGTATTAGTATTATCTATTTGTATTCTTGCTTTAAAATCATTAGAAGCAGAGTTTCTTCTCCATTCAAATTGATAACCTACTCTATAATATCCAGCTGGAACAGAAGGCGATGTATAAGTAACTTTGTTAACCCAGGATGTGCTATTAGTATTACTTTCTGAATCACTAAAAGACCATCCGTACCAAGAACCAAAATCTGGCTCGATATAAATCTCTGCTTGTCCACCGCCCTGATCCTCTACTTTATTAACAGAGGACCCAGTAAAATTAAGTATTGAAAAAGGACTACCAGTAACAGTAGTGCCTTCATGTTTAAGAGACAAATTAGACCCAGACCCAGGGGCACCATCAGCTCCTGGATCCCCCTTTTCTCCAGTGGTAGTGAAAATGGATAAGGAAGAGCCATTAGCTTCTAAAGCTAAAGTAGAAGTACCGTTATCTCTAATGGCCTGGACCTTTATTCTATCGTTCTTATTCAAACCGGACACAATTGTTACATTTCCTGTATTCTCACCTACATTCAATGTTCTATTATACATTTTTGCTCGGGTGCCAGGAATCTCTACATACCCAGAACCAGAATCTTTAACGATTCTCATAATACTATCTGTTCTAGAAGATCCAGCAGTAATGGTTGTAGTCACTCTAGCATTTATTATATAAGTGTATGATTCTTGTATTATTACTTACGGAGAACTGGCTGAATGAGCAAAAAGGCCTGTGCTCTTATATCTTTCAGTAATAAGAGGTATATCTACCCAGGTAGTGCCCACTGTAGTTCCACCAGAACTATCGTAAGCATCAAAATAACCAGTGGCGGATCCTGAAACCGTAACTACTCCGTCTATACCATCAGCACCATCGGCTCCATCGACGCCATCGGCTCCAGGGTCACCTTTATCCCCTTTATCTCCTTTAACACCGTCTAACTTTACTATATTAAAAACAGTATCAGCGGGAGCGGTCATTTCATCTGTGGTACCCTTCATAGCCTGTAAAACTATATAATCACCAGCAGTAAGATACACTATAGCAGTACAATCAACATCATGAGTCTCACTAACATACACATTAGCAAACAATGAAGAACCTGGAGCAACAGTTGTTCCATTTATCAAAACCCTACCTGACGCCTGTACTATATTATTAGTAGAACCGGTAGCCAAATGTGCCTTCATATCGTAACTGATCATATAAAGGCCAGTAGCACTAATGTTTATTCTCTCTGTATTAGTACCATCATGTGTAATGATAGTAGTATTCTCCACATCGGTAGTATCAAACGTTACATTAGCCCAAGAAGTAGTATAAGTATAATCCGTGGTCCTTCTTATTTGACAAGCACATAAATAACCCACACCACTAGCCGCTGTAGTAGACCCTTCTGAATTAACTACAACAACCGAAAAATCAGTGTCAGTGAGAACATCAGGAGAGCTTCCATTGTCCCCTTGCCCCACTTGAATTGTAAAACCAGTAGTAGATACACTTGAAACCATCGCATTAGTATCTGTAACAGTTTGATATGGCTGTGCTATTACACTATAATAAGCATCTTTAGGACGAGACGTGAAAGTACATCCATACGTACCAGTAGCAGACCTACTAACATTTAGATTAAAACTATCCCTGACTGTACCATCAGCATCTACTCTGGCGGTAGCAAACACCCCAAATCCAGGAGGACCCGCCTCTCCACCAGAAACTGTAGCTATTTGGCCGTCTATGTACTGTTTCTGAACAAGGTGATAAGGTTGTGTGGCGGCGACTCCGCTTATAGTATGGTTCACCTGTAAGTCGGAGTCGTCATACCACAGAGCTACCTCTTGGTTATCACCAAAATAAATTTGATCATCGTTTTTTAGATATAGGTCTTTACCTTTAAATCTACCCATTATTAACCGCCATTAAAGATATATTTTAGTCACCAACACAAATCCATTCAAGTGAATAATTAGCAGAATCTATGTCACCTGAAAATAGTACTGTAAACCCGGTAGTAGACTTAGCTGAAATAATAGTTGGATAAATCGAAGGATTAGCATCCGTAATATTATTCATCATTACACTAATTGTGTAGTTGACTGATGTATACGGTGTAGCAAAAGTCACAGCTTTACTATTATCATTCACAGATAATGGTGTTCTGCCACTCTTAATACCGCTACCAACCTGCTGATCAACATAATGTTTAGTAGTTAAATCGCTGTCTAACACTGGGTCAACACCGCTTACAGTATTGGTGAATCCACGACTACCGTCAGTTGGTACATATTGTGTATGATCATCGTCACCAAGACCAGTCAAATCACCATGGTCAGTAATCATATCATTGGTTAGTGAACCACTCAATGTAGCAAGTGCTGTGTCTACATAATTTTTGGTTGTAAAATCGCTTGATGAAATAGGGTCAACACCACCAACGGTGCTTGTAAAATCTCTAGTACCATCTATTAGAGCGTATTGTGGATGGTCGTCATCACCTAACCCGGTCAAACCACCATGATCCAATACCATAGATCCACTTAATGTTGCAATTTCATTATCTACATACTGTTTAGTAGTAAGATCACTGGCAGCTACCGGAGTAACACCACCAACAGTACTAGTAAAGGCCCTAGTACCATCTACTCTTGAATATTGTGTATGATCATCTGCGTCTAAATCTTGTAAATCACTATGTGATACTGCCATCCCCATTGGGGACCAAGAAGTACCATCATAAATATAAATCAATTCTTCGTCTTCTACATAAACCGCAGTTCCTGCTGTAGGTGATACAAAATCCCATGAAGACCCATTATATTCAGCAATTTCATCTTCATGACCTGCCCAAGCCCCAGTGGCAGTTGGAATAACCAAAAATCTCTGGTCAACCGCCGGAGTGCCTGGAGGAGCGGCTTGTCGTGCTTCAACTGATTCCTGCCAATCTAACAATTCTAAAGCACTAATTTGGTCTTGTAGAGTACCAGAAGTTGTTAATAGTTGGTCATAACGAACAAGGTGCTCATTTTGAGTAGCCAATTGACCCTTAATGGGTGCATCAGCCAAGAAATCAGTACCATCATAATATAAACTTACATCATCTCCGGTACCAAAATACACTCGTTCATTATCTTTTAATTTTAAATGCTTACTTTGAAATTTTGCCATTTATTAAGTTTCCTCCTTATAGTTTAGCCATCCAATTCAGTTTATAATTTGGCGAATCTATATCACCAGAAAATAATACGGTAAATCCGCTTGTAGTAGTGCGAGAAACCAATGTAGAAAAAATAGAGGGCTCAACATCAGTAGTATTTTCTAAAGTTACATTTATAGTATAATCTGTGTGTGTAACTACAGTAGAAAAAGGGACGAACACTGATGTTGCCCCTAAATCTATTGACTTCTTACCATTAAACTCATCTTGAACCCCTGAAAATTCTAATCCCTGCCCATCATCCTTTACTCTAACATACTTTCCAGCATAACCACTATAAGTTGTTGGAGTATCAAATAGACCCAAAAAGGTGTCATGATGATTAAGTATAGACTGGTACAAAGAACCAGATATAGTATCTATCTGATTTTGTGTATAATATCTAGAATCTCCCCGCTCATCCGTAAGATATTGTGGGTGATCATCATCATCAAGACCGGTTAATTGTCCATGGTCTATAGATATTTTAGATGTGTTTGAAGAATCAACAACAGTCTCATAAAGCCCTCTAATTTCTGAATTTTCTATTGGAAATATATGTACAAATATTATTTCTGTGGGGCCGCTTTGAATAAAGTCATCTGGACTATGAAGTGCTTGTCCATTATAGAATATCGTTATTCTATCTTTAATATATTCATAATTGGTATTAAATACTTGGTTTACACCATCTTTAACACCAATCAGCGGATCGGCTATTACTGATGTTGTTCCTTGCTTACCACCTAATTTCCTTAAAACAATCATCTAGTTTACCTGTCGTCCTCTATTTTCTATATTTAAAATATAGCAATGGCCAAAATACACTACCTTGAGTTTACTACTTTTATAAGAGTTTTTCAAATAGTATATTTCAGCCATTATAATACCTACCTCTATTTTAGTTATTTGTTACATTATATCAATCGTCTTGTGTATCATTTTCACCAGCATCGGGCTCTGATGAATCGCTGTCTACATCTGCTGTTTCCTCGCCTTCCCCTCTTATTCGCGCAATGGTTTCCCGTCTAGCTTCATCCCTATCAGCAGCTGCTATGACATTTTCTAACATTTTTACAATCATCAACTCATTATTCTTAAGTTGTGCAATTTCACCTTGCATTACATACAATTGTTTAACTTTTCTATCTACGTCTGCTCTGTATCGTTTAACTAATGCTGTAATAAAACCCACCTCTTCTTTAGATACAAGTTTCTTTTCCTCTGCCTTAAATAGAATACTTCTTAACTTACTATCCTCTTCCCTATTGGGTGTATCAACTATCATAATAACTTCCTCCTATAGCCTTAATTCTTCAGTGGCTCGACTTAAGTCGAGCCACTGTTATTGTTATTATTGCCTTATTACATAAGTAATATTCCTGCCAGCCTGAATATCAAACATAAATGTTACACTAGTAGTACTGGTCTCAGAATAATCTCTGTCTCCATTAGCACCATTAGTACCAGTAGAAGCAGCTATTAACTGACCATCTACATAAACATCCATGTTCTTACCCTCCGCACCAGATGTTGAATCAGGAGTATAACTGATACTGCCAGGCAATGTGTGTTCAGTATTCTTAGAAATAGCAGAAGATACAGTTTCCACATATTTATCTGCAGAACTAGCAGTAATACTATCATTAAGTGTTTTTAATTCCTGATCAATCGCATCCAACGAAGCAGTGATTGTCTGACCATCAGCAATATAATTATCATCCGTATATAACCTATTGCCAATACCATCATTAAGTGCATCAATAGCAGACTTTAAATCGGATGGGTTAGACGACAAAATGTAACTCGCGCTGTCATTATCCCAAGGCAGTGGACTACCGTCACCATCTGTGGCGCCAGTATAGCCCCACAAATTATAAATATCCTCCATCAACTCTACATCGCCTTCCCAAGAATTGATAAAATCTGTTCTTGCCCACTCATATTCCTCTACATCGGTAAGAATTTTTCTTCTTGGGTAAACAATCTGAACTGTGGAAGGCGTAGTACCGGATACTGTACTAAGATCAGTAACAGCATCATTAGCATAGAAACGCACATATACATCAGTACCAGTACCTGTACCAGAGAAATCAGCCGCGTCATGAAACTTCCCATAAATTATATGTCCGGAATCAGTCTTAATTTGACTACCAGTATTCATATCTACAACATCAATCATACAAACACGATCTTCTCCGCCCTCATCATAGTAACTACCGTTATGTGCAGTACTAGCAAAAATAGGAAGACCGCGTCTATCAGACGCTGTAGCATAAGGAGCTGTGGTAGTTAAAAGAAACCCTGTACTAGAACCATTAACTGAAAAACCAGACCCAGAATTATCATCCCTCACCGGGAGAATAATCGTTTTAGCATCCAAAGTGTTACCACCGATATTTGAAAGAGTAAGATCCTTATTAGCTGTATTAGCAGCATCCGTATCACTAGGATCAAAATATTTACTTAACGCATCAAACCAGTTAGTGGTACCCTTAGCATCTTTGATGAGGGTTCTAATAACATTCATATCCCCCTCTAAAGAACCTGAAACTGTGGGTTCCGCAACACTAGAAGAGTTAACATTAGCGACTGTGTCATCATATGTCATGGAACGCCTGATTTGTTCAAGCTGTCTAATTAAACTTCTAGCCATATTTTATTTTCCCCCTAACTGTCTATTTAATTTCTAACTATTGTTTCTAATTCTCTAATCCTCTTTCTTAATATATTACATAAACTATCTTTATGCGCTCTAGCATTAGCCTCTCTAAGAGCCATTTTTAATAGTTGTTTGTTTTTACAAATAGGAACAACGTCTCTTGCTTGTCTTACAGTAAGATCTACTATATCAAGAGGATCCATGTCATCTATTCGTTTTTTCACCTTATCCTCAGCGGGGACATCAGCTATTTCATCTGCCTCAATAGTTTCGCCATCGGCCAGTAAAACTACACTCCATTTATTATGATCTTTAAGCTTAACAGTTTTTAGCCACGAAACAAACTCCTCTCCCTCAGAAAGAGAGTGCTTCTTACCATATTGCTCAAATAATTCACTCAAAGATATTTTCTGGCCAGGACCAATTGTTCTTTTCATAGCATGCGCCCACATCGGTGATTTATTTTGTACATAACCATTCATATTAACTTCTCCTTTTCTATAAAAATCATATTAACTTTTCCTTTAAACATTTATTTTTGTCCTTATTCAATATTAATAAATAACCCATCCACGGGATGCATTGTAGTATACAAGTTTAAATGCTGCACCATCAGTGTCTATATCCATATCCTGAGCAAGACCCATAATATTTTTACCATTTCTGTCAAGTGTAACATTAACTGTACCACAATTATAACCACCATCCAAGAAATGAATTTCATCACCCATAGATGGATTACCAGGTAGGGTTAAAGTATATGCAGATGCGGAACTAGTATCTACGATAATTCTCTGGCCAGAAGAGACGCTGGCATTAGCGGTTATATTAACCCATCTAGCCGCATTCCAGACTGTACCGTAGGTAATATTCGCCCAATCTTCAGCATATGTATTAAATGCAAATGTAATTCTAAGTTCGCCACCAACAACTGTAGCGGTATAATAATCAGAGTCTTTCTTATTCTTCACACCATTCAAGAAGACTTCTAGATCACTAGGTACAGAAGAGAATCCTCCACTATATGCCCAGTACCCACCACCAGAGTTATAAGCAAGTTCTGCCTCATGGAACTCAGGTTGTCCAGCACCACTAATAGTAACTGTATCAGTCGTGGCATCTATATTAACACCTAGACCATTAACACCGTTAATTGTCAAAGTATCTAAACCAGATGCAGTAGTGCTATCTGTGCCATTGGTTACAAATTTATAAGCATCAACCAAATTCATCTGACCGTCAACATAATCCTCAACGGCCTTGGCTGTGATCAATTGATCATCTGTATTACTACCAACAGAAGTAGCAATTTCATTAACAGATGTTCCAGTGGCCAAACTAAGATCTCCGCCTATACTTACATCATGAGCAAAAGCAACTCCACTAGTAGTTGGATTATATGTCATGGCAGAAGTATCGGCAACAGCAGAACCTGTCATATAAAGCATATTATTTGCTGTGTATGAACTAGGTGTATCTGTTAATTCCAAGAATGTATCCAAAGCATCAATAGTTAATGTATCAGTTCCAGAATTTACGGTAACAGTAGCACCACCAGTAGCAGCAAATGTGAATGTATCATCATTACCACTAGCCTCGGCAGTATTAACACCATCTGTAAAAGATTTAAAGAAGTCTAATGCTGTAGTAGCATCGCTTAAAGTACCAGAAACAGAATCAACATAGTCATATGTGGCCTTGGCAGTGGCAAGTTGATCATCTGTAGAACTACTTGTAATCGCAGTAGAAATTTCATTAACTGTCGTGCCTGTACTGAGACCCAATGTAGTGCCAGCACCAAGTGTGAAAGCAGTACCGTCAAATGTGAAAGCGGAACTACTAACAACTGCAGCGCCGGACATATACAAGATCTCTGAATTTGTAAAAGAGCTAGGTGTATCAGTAAGTTCTAAGAACGTATCAAATGCATCAATAGTAACAGTATCAGTTCCAGCGGTAACAGTTACACTAGCACCACCTGTGGCGGCAAAAGTAAGTGTGTCATCATTACCACTAGCCTCGGCAGTATTAACACCATCTGTAATTGACTTATAGAAATCCAATGCTGTAGTAGCATCACTCAAAGTTCCAGAAACGGCATCAACAAATGCGAAAACCGAACCAGCTGTTGCCAACTGATCATTGGTGGAAGAACCGTCAACTGTTGAAACAATCTCATTAACTGTAGTACCAGTTGCTAAACTAAATAAACCACCAACATTAAACTCACTATTATTAGGATCGAAAGTGACAGACGAGTTACTAGCAAGGCCAGCAGCTGTCATATAAAGAGTGTTATTGGCAGTGTAAGCACCTGGTGTGTCAGTAAGATCTAAGAACTCATCAAAAGAATCAATAGTTAGTAAATCACTGGCTGCAGTAATGGTTACATTAGTACCACCAGTACCTGAAATAGTAAAGGTGTCTGTATTTCCAGATGCTTCAGCAGTAAATATACCATCTGTAAAATATTTATAAATATCGAGTGCAGCAGCTCCGGCGGCCAAAGTTCCAGAAACGGTATCCACATAATCGTAGATAGCTTTTTCTGTAGCCAAAGTATCATCATCTCCTGGGCCTACAATAGTTGTAGTAATGTCGTTAACCGACGCACCAGTTTTCAGAGATACACCAGTGTTGCTCACAGAAAATTCGGCAACAGAGGCAGAAGACCCATCACCAGCATAAATAGTAGCAGAACCACCCTGTAATCTCAAATAAGAGTTGTTAGCTTGAGTACTACTAGTAGGTGCAAAAATATCAGTAATAATTGAACTAACATCCAACCATTCATTACCATTTACACTACTTAATACATTAGGTGATGCAGTGTTAATTGACATGAAGGTTGTACCAGCAGTATCAAATCTAAACGCTGAAGCATCCCACAAAGGCACTCTAAGATTAGTAGGAGCGTCTTCTCTAGTAGCAACTGCTTGCATTGAACCAGAAATACCAACCCTAAAATTATCTTCTACCTCGTCAAAATAGAAGAAAAAGTCTGGTGCAGTACCTCTATCTACCTGAATACCGGCAGTACCTTCAGTAACACCGGCTCCAGTTTCTCCTGAGTTAATCACCAGCAAATTATCTTCAATTTGAACTGTTTCTGTATTAGAAATGAATTGGGTACCAGTTACAGTCAAATTACCACCAACAGTCAAATCTCCAGTGGTATATATGGCAGATCCTTGGTAAGTGCCAGCCTTAGGCTGAATTACTCCACTCCAAGTCTGCTCCCAAATAATATCGTTCTGTAACGATCCACTAATCGCGGTGTCTTTAGCATCGACCTCCGCTTGTGTGTAAGTATTATCAATCTGAGTCTGTAAAGAACCAGACGTAGTAGACAACATAGCATCTACTTCTGTTTCTGTGTAATAACGGTTGTCTAACTGACCATTATCAAGTTCTGTTTTAGTGTAATATCTGTCATCATGATTATGGGCTCCAAGACTACCACTAATACTAGAAAGAGAATCGGCAACACTATCACCGATATATTTAAAAAAGACACCCCATAAAGGCAGTGTTTTACCATTAGCAGATGGATCCTCGTCAAAATAAATTACACCAGAAGATGCATCATATTCCCAATTGAATGAAACTTCGGAAGGTAGGATCTCCTTATTGGAATCATAACCTGTCCCCGTTCCATTATCTTCAAATAATCTCAATTTATACTGAGTTTCCGCGTATCTCATCCATTGATCAATGCGGACATGCCCTCTAGCAGAGTGACCTGTTTCAGTACAATTATCCTCATAAGCAACCCAAGCTTTATTTCCATTAACTGTAGGATCTGCCGTTAGCTTTACGGTATGTTGTTCAACTAAGCCAGCCGCAACACCACTAGCTGTAAGTGGCCCGTGGTCAGAAACAACATCATCTACTGGAATTTGAGCCGCCAGTACTTGATGTGGATTCTTTAATGCATAGGCTTCATTGGTAACACCCTTGGCAGTTGACGTAAATCCTACATTGCTAAGATGCTTAACTTGAATACTTTCTCTATAAGTATCATTAAAGGCCATAGTTTAAGTTTCTCCTTTCGATTTACAATGTAGGACTAAAAGTGACACCAGTAAGAGGCGTCACCGAACTAGCTTTGTATTTAATTCTCATGATGACTCTATCACCATATGAATTAGAGCTAGTAGTGCCAAAACTAAAAGCAACAGTAGAACCAGAAGAACCGGAGCCAAGACAACCGTTTCCTCCATAAGTAGTTTGATCTGTCCCAAGATCCTGCCATACGCTAGTATTATTATTACCATAATCAGAACAATTGGGATATCTTAAGCTAACTTCTACGTTACTTCCTTGGATTACGTTAAGAGCATTGCTCCAGCCACTGAAAGTAATAGAACCTTGAGTGAATGATCCAGAAGCAATAAATACTCTATAATAAACAAAATCACCTGTCTGACCTGAATAATCAGGACCAGCAGGCAAAAAACCAGTTGAATGATCAATGGTGGGGTACTTTAATGTCCCATTATAAACCACCAAACCATTGATTGTGGTAATATCAGTAGTAGAATCCCAAGCACTATCAGTCCAAGTAATACTTGTGTTATTGAAATTCTCAGTTCCTGCAAAACGTTTATCTTCATCATCAAAATTTTCAACTGTGCTTGTACTTGTTGTGCCATATAAATCAAGCCTATAAGTACCAGCGGCTGAATCACCAGAAGTAACACTGCCAAAAACATCTCTATAAGTGGCTTGTGCCCTGGCATCCATATTTCTAAAATTACCACTACCTATACTAAAACCAATACTATATCCACCAGCAGACTGAATAGTATCAGTAATTGATGGTGGGTCTGAAAGACCAATATCAGTTAAAGTAGGAGTAATATCAGATGCATTAAACTGACTCAAACGAAAGGTCATAGGATTACTAACATACCCTCTATCAAAAAGGGCGTCACTGTTAGTTCCATCGATAACAAACGTTGAGTTTTCACCATAATAAGTCACACCACTTAGGTGTTTATATACTGACATAAATGGATTCAGTGTTGGTACAGCAGCAGTAATACTTTGACTTGTAGTATCTACCCAAAAACTCTCATACGTGTAATTCTGACTTCCACCCACAGTATGTTCCACGGTAATTTGTCCCTGAAAACCTGCAGGTAATGTTAATGTAGCATTCATACTAGCAATTTGATGAGCCGGCCAAAAACTAGGATAGCTATCAACACTAGTATTCATACAACGTCTATTTGTCAAATTAATGATATCTACTCCTGTTCCACCAGCAGTGTGATTAGGATTATTTCCTACATCAGCCTCACTAGTTTCATAGGAGCAGCCATCAGAAGTCCAAGCCGCCGCTAAATCTAATGAACCTACAGTGACGCCATCCCTTTTAATAGAAATGGTTCCCTCGTCCGCAGGGAAAAATCCACCAGGAATACTAATTTGCATAGTATTATCATCAGTAAATCTGATGGTACTACCAGCACTAACACTACTAGTGTTATCTGTGTATTCATCAGCAGGAGCGCCTACACTAACTCCTCCAGTTTGGTCTATATTACTAATTGTAAAACTAACAGTACCAGGACGTTCGGAGTATTGCGCTGTCTCACCAACGTAATTAGGTCTTGCTGGGATCAAATAAGCCATGTCTCTAAGATTAGTATCAGGATCGTCGTACCAATTATCCTCACCAATTACTAGATCCATCATAAATCTTAAATAATTCAAATCATCTTCCAAATTTTGGTAGTAATGTCTCCTATAAGATGCAGTAGCATCTGTACCAGCTGCGCCAGGAGTAATAGTAGCTGTAGTTCCAGAAACAGCGGTGATTTTGTAAACACCAGCAGCATTACCGCTGTCAATAACAATGAAATTATCTACTTCATCTACTCCAAACGAAATGGAAGAATCAGTGACTGTGGTTGATCCACTGGTAGTAGCAATAGTACCAGTATTATAATGCCTACCTGTAGATTCAGCAAGAGATCTCTTCATATCATCAAAAAATGTACGAGTACCTCTTACTTGCTGTAATTGTTCAAATAAGCTTCTTGCCATATTTTAAGCTCCTTCCACAGAATTTAAAATCTTATTCTATACCTCTAATTCTATCCACTAAAAAATGAAGAACATTAGAAAGTCTGTGAAGTACTAAGCCAATAAAAATCCAATCCAAATAGGTGTTAAAAACATTCACATGACTAAATAATAAAAGAGATGTAAACATTCCTATCCAAACCGATGTACAATACCCACAATCTAATAATCTATGTAGCCAATTAAAAAATTTGTTCTTGTGGCCTAATTTGAACACATATTTCCTAATAGGTTCAGTAATTTCCGACTTAGTTATGATCTCAGTCAGCGCTTCAACGACCACAACTACAAAAACTATCCTATAAATCATGTCTCTAACCCATCCTCAGTCTAATGTGCCCTGACTTCTAATTGGCAGAGCACATTATACCAGTCTTCATATTATAAACTACGATCAATTACACCAAGACCAAGCATTCTACTATCCAAACAAGCAAAACCAAGTTCAGCCCATCCAAAAAAACCTTGTTTTTGAACACGTAGCAATGTTGGGTCTTCATGGGCTTCATACTCTTTTCTAATAGGCATAACTAATGAGTCATTCGCCGTAAGATCAAAACCCATGATCTGTGTTTCACCTAGTGTGTTAATGGTTCCATCAGCATTACATACATTAGGACTGTCTAGTGTATAAGCATTATAGCTTTCACCAGAATCAGCGATGAACTTACCATATTGTGAGCTATGCCCATTAATGTTATAAAGTCCAACGGCTCCTAGATGTTGTACTTCATGAAGTTGTACATTCCAGATCGACCCCATACCAGAAGCTTGAAAAATTTCACGTCTAGTTACCGGATCAATATCAGTATCAGTCCATTCACGAATATCGGCAGCATCTTCAGGTGAGAGATAAATATCAGTCAGCTGACGACCGATTCTCTTAAAACCGACCATCATCTTATTAATAAGTTCTTTAGATAAATAACCAGCACCAGTAGATGAATTACTGATTTCATAAATAGGCGCCGGACGAGAGCCTAGAAGTCCTTTGCCAGAAAAAGCGGAAGTAGCAGCTGGCATAATAACACGCCATCCACATTCTTCCTCGTAATTAGCTAGATCTTTAGCTACTCTAGCAGCTGCTCTCGATGCGATATCAATACGAGAATCTCTAGCATAAGTCAACTTCCAATCTGCAGAAGCGTCAATAGAGAAGGTAGGTACATATACTTCTTCTCCTATACCTTCAATAAAGTTCTGGGCTACATTATTCTGTTACTTTTATGACTCAGAAATTTCTTCCGAGCGGGGAAGCTCTTCATCTTCCCTCTACATGTCTCCATGTAGTTCAGACTGTATCATCACCCTAATGGGTGTTCAACGTTTCAGTCGTTGGGGGCTTCAATTAATTTAATCTTCTGGGAATATCTCTAGTTATAGTATTATGACTAGCATTTAATTCCCTTAAAGCAATAGCTATATCTATATCTCTATCGTTAACTGGAGTTCCTCTATTAACTGTCATTCTATTCTGAACATATTCTAGAAGTAGCTCCGCTTGCTTCTTTTTAGCTATTTCATATTTAGCAATTACAGGCAATGATTTATATAGTCTTTTCATTCCCCTCAAAGAAACTTTATACCCTATTTTACCAGTGTGTTTCCTAACTGTAGATTTTATGTAAGCACCTACATTAAATTGTTCTTTTATAATTCTAACACAGTTGGCAATAAGTTCCTCACTATCATTAGCTATTTCAATGGATGGAAAAAAGTAGAGCACCTTACTTTTATGGTGGTACTGTTTAGATAAAACATAAGAGCCATCACTATCTATAACTCCTATTAACCATCCTAGATCAAATAATTGGTTGCCACCTGGTTGTCTCTTATCAGTCATATTTTCACCTCAGTAGTAATAACTGCTTAACGAGAGTTTCCAGCGTTACAGTTGAATTTTCATTATTATGTTTCCACAATAAGGGTCAGTATTTTAACCAAGCCCAGGTAAAACCCAAACGGGACACTTGGGTTAATGTTAATCTGTATGTCTCCATACAGGTCGGACTATATCTTCTTCTTATATTATATCATAAGAAGTCTAACATGTAGTCTCTGAAGAATCCTTTAAGGTTTCCTGCTGATCGCCCAATACAAATTATTATCACCATATCAGTAAATTTATCTCTAAGGGTGTTCCAGCATATAGTTAGATTAAGAGACCCCCGAATATTTAATCTCTAGATCTTCAGCCACAGGATAAACCAATTAATTCAATATGTTACCATATTGACCGGACTCTATCTTCACAATTAAGTGTCTTGCGTATTAGTCTCTGAGATATCTTTAATAAATGTTATTTAGTGTCTTAACTTCAGATACAATTTTATAGTTCTCATCAGTATAATCTCTGTTATTCTTTTTCAACTCTATATACTGCTTCATTAATTTCAATTGTTTCTGTTTAGCCACTAGTTTACCATCAAGTTTATCTAGAATAGAATATAAAGGGTCAAAATCTTTAACTCTGATACTATAATGATACTTAAATGTTTTCTTTTTAAGTTTTTTACTTAACTTACCTCTTGTCTTGTCTACATAGTATCTTATATTAAACCTGTTATAAATTTCCTTTATATTATTTAATGCTGTGTGTGACTCGGTAGTAATTTTTAACCAGGGAGTTATTTTTCTATAGTTATATACTTTATCTTTATACTTAGTATTTCTATGGGTATCAGAAAAATATATAGCTCCATCACCATCTATCATACCAGCAAGCCAAGATAATGTATTATTTCTAAAAAAATCATCTCTATTATAGTTTAAATTTAATTGCTGTATTTCATGAAACAGCTCTTTTTGCCTACTAGTATATGGCGTATTATTATACTTCCACCCATAATCCTTGACATATCTTACCCTACTTTCACAAAACTCCTTAAGCAATTCTAGTTGCGGGCGGCGAACTATACTAAATTTGGACCATTTATCAACAAAATCAATACACTTACCTAGTCTTAAAATTTGTATTCTCTTATGGTCTCGTCCAACTGTAGCCTTTTCTAAACCAACGTGATGATTTATCCCATTGGCTTTGAGTTTGCTAGAACAGACTTCAACAAGTTCAAATCTAGTATTAACAAAATTTATTCTAGGTCTTATACTCAATTTACCTTTGTATGTATTCTTTGTTAAATAAACACCAAAGTCACTATCAATTAACCCGGCAAAGTAATTATCATTTATTAAAGTTATCTGCTGATTGTCCATAATATCCTCCTTATTTTCACCTTATCAGTAAAGGACGGCTTTAGAAGTTTCCAGCATATAGCAAGATTTAACCAGACCGTTTATCCAGCCTGGGCGCCAGGTCCTAGTCTTTCGACTGAGAACAATTGACGCATAATAGATTCCAATTCAACTTTCTGCAAGATTGGAGTTGTAATAGCAGCAGCAAACGCCCTATAGGCAGCTATACCTTCTTCAGTATTAATATCGGCAGTAGCTCTAAAAAGTTCCATCATTTCCTGTCTTTCCATAACAACTCCTCCTTAATAGTTTGGGATGCACTATACGTGCTTTAATCCCATTAAAAATAATAATAACCTATACCAATAGTTTTACTCTAATTGGGTATAGGGTAACATTGTTAACATTGGCGGTTGCCTTGGCGGCACTCACGCCTTTAAGAACACGAGCAACAACAGTAGACACATTAGGCAAACGCTTACCATCGTAAGTATCATCAGTTGCTCCAGTATTACTAGTAGTTAAACGAGCCCCGCAATTAGCAGCAACGTATAGCAACTCTCCAGGTTTAATTGGATTTGCTACAACGGCATCTGTTCCTGCGGTCCCGGTAAAATCAGCGGTATAATGTACAGTGTCCCAAATACCAAGATGAGCCACGCCGACAGGCGCTTCAGCGGTACCAGTAATATTACCTGCTCCATCATACGTTGGGGCAGCAATAACATCACTAGAACCAAGATCGCCTGGCATAAAAAACATAGTGGGGTGTACTTGATGGTAGTCAGTCTTTACTTTCTGCATAGAAAGACCAAATGGTATTCTTTCATTAGCATCAGTAGGCTCTGTACTTTGTTTATCATAGCGATACACAATAGCCTCCTGATTAGCAGCACTACTAGACAAATACAAAACTGCACCAGCATAACAAACCACTCCGCCTACACCAGCAGATCCGGTACCTGTCTGTGCACCATACGCACAAAATTGATTTTCAACAACAGGATGTCTAGGTACAAACATATCCTTTTTCCTCCTTAATTACTTTTAAACTAAATTAATACATTAAAAAGTTATTTTTTTATTTTTTCATCTGTTCCGCCAAAGCTTTCCCTAGTTCGGCATACTTAGCCATCATATCCTTAGAAGGATGAGTTTCTAGATTTAAAGATGCGGATACTGCTTTACTGGCATCAATTTTAGCAGGTGGCGTGTTTTCGTCTCCTTTATTAGCAGAAGCCTTGGCTGCTTCTTCTTTAGCTTTAGCCTTAGCTTCCTCCTCTGCTGCAATCTCTTCCTCGGTTTTTATGTGAGCCTCATCCTCTTTATTTTTCTTTAATTCAGCTACTACTGCTTCACGAATAGAAATTAATTCCTTTGTATAAGCAGCAAATTCTTCATCTGACATTTCTCTTACCTTAGCGGACTGAGATTCAACATCTGAAGCAGTAATTCCAGCCTCAGCAATTTCAGCCATTCGGGTTTCTGCCAAACGATCCTTCTTAACACTTTCTAGAGAAGCTTCTACTTCTTCTAACTTTTTCTTCAAATCTTCAGCTTCTTTACGAGCTGCCTCAAGCTCGGTCTCGGCTGTTAGATTCTGCTCTTCGGCTTCTTTAATCTTCTCTTCGCTACTGGAAAGTTCTTCATTTCTTTTTTCAAGTGTATCAGTAAGTTCAGCAATAGTATCAGCTGCTTCACGAAGAGCCTCTTCAGTCTGAGCAACTTTTTCAGACTCTTCTTTTTCAGAGAAGATCCTAGCTACAACAGACTTGATATCCTCATAAAGTTTTTCGTCCATCAAAAATACCTCCTATAAAAAATTAATACCAACCTGACGTATAAAGTTTTTTTATTATAAAACACCTTGTCCTTATCCAAGTATACTACTTACTGCCATTGACTTGGGAATGGGTTCCCCATGCCAGAACAATACAATCCAGTAATTTCAGGATCTGCAGAAGCCAGCATCCATCTTATATCCACTTCTACGCTATTAGACCCTGTAGATTTAACAGTAACTACATTAGCTGCGGCATCTTTTTCAATGTATACATAACCATCTTGTGTGCCGCTAGTAACAGTCAATACAACATTACAGTTCTTAGCTAGCTCCAATCCATGAAATTTGATACCGCTGGCTACAACGGTATCAGCTCCGCCAGAAATCACATGAGTTGATCCCCACATGAAAGGATAAGCATGATTATTACCCATATTCTTAAAAATCATGCGGGTATTATCATCGGCAGAGATTTTGGTTAGTTTAGGCACGCTTCTGAGCGTACCCGTCTGACCGACGTTCAATTGTGGCATAATCTATACCTCCTTCAATTAAAAATCCCTGTTTTTAGCGTTAGCAATGGTTTTTTCCAAAGTGCTTAACAGAGCTGCCCGCCTTGCCTCTATGTTTGAAGATTCCAATAATTGGTTCAAACAGGCGGATACCATTTTCGTAACTTTGTTAATCAAGCAATCTGAATCAGCAGCGCTTCTTGAAAGAGAAGTACATCCTGTTTCATATCTACTACACCAGTCTTGATGTAACAACTTGGAGTTGGCTTTCTCTGCCTTAGTATCATATACGTACCTTTGGTAGTTAACACATATACCAACAGTGTCCTTGTGTTCTAACTCTGATTTTTCTATCCCTTCTTTATCAATATCTACAATCGTATCAGGCTTATTGCTCTTTTTATCGACTGTTTCTATCTTAGAAGAGGTTACATTATTCCCTTCTTCAATAGCATCATAATCCAGCACAATTTCTTCATCAGATATTTCTTCTCTTTTTTTGTGTTTTGCGGTTTCTAAGATCACTGATGGTGGGTTGGCTGGATTTTCTACTATTCCGCAACCAGAGAAAGTTATACCTCGTAATACACGAGTAACTGCTCCAGCAGCTATTTCTTCTCCCTTTTTAAGTACTTTAGCCATCTTACCAAGAACACTATCATCAGAAGCCAGACCAAGTGACTCTGCCTCTTGCCTACTCACAGTAAGATCTCCTATCTTAACATCATAGTCTCGATAATACGCCTCCATACTTACTTTCCATTTTCCTTCAGCCACTTCATTTGCTATCTCTGGAAACCTATTTTTATAGATAATACCAGCAATAGCAATATGTATTTCCTTATTATCTAAATTAGCAGTTTCCATAGAAGCAAGATCTTCTAACACAAGGGGATTACCTTCTTTATCAGTAAATGCCCTCTCGTAGATGTGGCCAATAATTTCTTCTTCCTTGTGTTCCACATCTAAAGCCTTATTTACAATGGTTCCTTCGGCTGCCACTAGCTCTGAAGGTGTAAAATAGGCGTGGTTCAAATTTTCGCCAGAAGAAACAAATATTGCTGAAAAATACATGAGATCAACTTGCTTTTCACCATCCTTAGGCAATTCTATAACAGATGCTACTGCCTCATGTAATGCAACAGTTTCTTCTTCTAACTTAATTTCGGCCTCTAAATAAATTTTCTCTTCCATTTAACTTCTCCTTATTTAGCATCAGGTACTACATTACCATACCCTTTAACCATGGCATCTGAAGCACGTTTAGCTACAACATCTACTTCTAGCCTTTGTGGAATATCTATAGTATAATTCCCAGCCGGAAATGCTTCACTCCTCAATAGCTCATGTGTATCCTTTTCTAATACTATAACTGTACCATCATCGGACAATATACCAGATATTTTATGTGTTTCTGATTCACTAATTTCCTCATCTCTATATACACCAGTCTCTACAACCATATCTACATTAACAAAATTACTAGCTGTAGTATAATTGTATATGTTCACAATAGTCCTAAATGTTTCTCCAGGAGCAAAAGAGGCCGATTCTGATATCTCAGCTCCATACAAAGCATCAGTAAATTCTACTGGAGTCTGTGATAAAATCCCGCCCGCTCCTACTGTAGATATTTTAATAGTTTGGTCAGACATTGGAAAAGCACTAGCCCTGCTTTGACCATCTGATACATTAACAAACATCTCCGTTAACACATTAGTCCTTATAGCTTGTGTTGACTTATCTATAATGTCTATTATAATAGTCTCTGATATAAACATAATTACACCACCACACTAGCCAGTACTCTAGTATAGGATGACCCCTTGATCGTCATATTCACTTGTGTCTCACCTGAAGAAGATGTAGTCACTGTCTTACTTTGACTACTATCTGTAAAATAGATTGCGCCTTCAAGTGTTATTTTAACATTGGCCACTATTCTAGTATTGTCAATATCATAAGCACTTACATTAGCATAAGTGGATATATCCGATCCTTGATAGTTATAAGAAGAATTTTCCATAGTAACTACTACTCTAGTAGGCGAAGTAGAAGAAATCATATGTACAGAAGCCTCTGCTGTTCTAATCCATATTCTATCATTTGCATCCCTAATTACTGAATTTATATCATAGGAAGTGTCCTGTACAAAATCAAAAGTTTCAGTAGAAGAGTTCCAATTATAGAACTTCAAACCAGAACTATGGATTATAGCAATTTTCTTCCAATCATCTTGAACCTGAAACACATTCCATGCTCTAACATTTGTATCAATGTGGTCTTTATAGATAAGATTATCAGAGTCATTATCATCTATCTTAAAAATGTATAATCTGAATGTAGCAGAAGCTTCACTTGCTCTGAAATCACGTTCCGTAGGAAGCATACATACATAATTACTTGAAGTGTCTTCAATGGCAAATGCTTCTAAATTAAGCTGACCCTCTCCTGTTTGTGTTGGTTTAACAAATGTTGCTGAACGACCGCCGGAAATAGTAGTAAAATCAAAAGTACTATCTGTATAAGTACCAGTACCACCGGTCATATCCACCTCAAATCTACCAAAATTAAACCCGTCCGCAACATCAGTGGCTATCTCAGCCATATAAACAGATTTTTTACCAGCGGTTAGTTCTAATGCTTGTGTATGATGGTAAAAACTCCTTATTCCAGTGTTTTGCATTGTGTGATTAGCTATATCAGTATAATTATTGGCACTTTTATCTACACGAGCAATCTTCATCCAATTGGTATTGTAGATAGTTTGGTACATTACATAATAGTACGAATCATCTTGGCATACATATGAAGTTTTACAGTGGGGTGTATCACTAGCACAGTTTGCAAAAGACATAGTAGTTTTATCAATTCTACCAAAGCGAGCATATGCATAATAGTAACCATGATAAGCATCATCATCTCTAGCCGAGACCCCTGAAACAAATAAATAATTATCATTTTGACCAAGAAAAAACATCCCCTTACTGCCAACTGCTCCATTAAGATCATATTCATGGTTGGACATTTTAGCTAGCGGGTCTAAACTGAGTTTATGTAGGCTTTGATATTGACCAGTATTATTATTAGGTGGCGGAAAAATATAAGCTACATTACTGTCTACACTGTCTACTATAAATGTTGGATTTTCTATATCACTTGTTCCTCTTGTGAAATAAATATTTCCAGTTGGAGCGCTGTAAATCTGATTAGTTTTCCATTCTGTGAACCAACTAACTTTTCCCTCCATATAATGCTCATAATTAACATTTAAATTTAATTCCTTATAAGGTATTGGTAACAATGTATCTTTATCATATACTTGACCATTAAATAGCATATGGTCTTTTAATTCAAATACAGCTGTTTGAGCGTGCCAATCTACATCTTGTTGAAATATTTTCGCCATTTTTTAATCTCCTATAAATTGTTTTTTAAGCCAAATCTTACTTTTGATACGCGATCCAAAAATACAGCATATTGTTCATCATCTAATGTTTCACGAGCACCATCTAAGAAACTAGCATATTCTGTAGGAGACATTCCAGGAATGCTTTCTATAATATCTAAAGATGCTGCTTTCTTTTTTATATCTGTTTTCTTTTGATTTGGGTTTTGGCCACGTTGATCATTTGGTGCGGTTTTCTTTGTTTTTGTATTTGTTTGGCCTTTAGGTCGTCCTGAGGAAGGTGTTCCAGTAGGTGCACCTTGTGTTGGTTGGCTCTTTGCCTGTTGCCATGGGGAACCTATAATTCCGAATGTTCCCGCCTGTACTAAAGGAAACTCTTCATCCATATTTCGTGCTTCATTCGGATAATCATACC